ATAACTTAAAATATTTATTACCTTTAGATTATAAAGGTGAAAGTTTTTATGGATTAGGTAAAAATATAGTAGAATCTAATTTGATTTCTTTAGGTAGTGTTGATTCAAGACCTTATAAAGTTTATACAGCTTTATTAACTCAATTTGGTACTAATGCACCAACTGTCGATAATGTGTTTGAAAACACTATAGGTAATATTACTTTTTCTTATGATAATATTGGTAGTTATTTGGTAAATAGTTCTGGTTTATTTACACCAAATAAAACTGTAATAATATTTACTCCAGGAAGACCTTTAGCAGGTGGTGTAGAATTAGGTTCTCAATATCAAAATAGCAATAATTTAATTTTATATTCTAGAAATAATACAGGTAATTCAACAAATAGTATAATTGCTTTATGTACATTAGAAATAAGAGTTTATGAATAATTATAAAAAATTAATACAACCTATTGTTATTTTAATATTGTTAGTTATAATATTTTTACAAAGAAGTTGTTATTCAGATAATATAAAATATAAAACTAAATTAGTTAAACAATTTGATACAATATATAAACCTGTACAATTACCTTCTAAAACAATAACAGAATATAAAACTAAAAAAGGTGATACTATTTATATACCAGGTAAAATAGATACTGTTGAAGTAAAAGTATTTGAAAATGCATTAGATACAATTAAAACAAAAATGTATATTGATGCAACTAAAATAAGACAATATAAGAACGATTTTAATGATAGTATAGCGGATGTATCAATTTTTACAGAAACTAAAGGAGAACTTCTTAAAATAGTTCCTACTGTAACTATTAAAGCTAGACTACCTGAAAAGAAAACTATATTTGCATTATATACAGGTGGAGGATTATATTTAAATAATAATTTTGATTTAGGTTATAAATTAGATGTTAAATTTCAAAATAAAAAAGGTGATTTATTTGGAGGTTCATATGATCCTATAAATAACGTTATTTTTATAGATTATAATATAAGATTAATTAATATTAAAAAATAAAAAATGGCATTTAAAATATACAAAAAAAATAATTATATAATTGTCGAAGATACTATATCTGGTAAACAATATCAAGGATTAGCTAAAAATGTATTTGTTTATAAAGATTTATCTTCTGAAACAAATTATGATTTTGAAGGATTAACATATAATGGTTTAAAAGGAATTTCACTATCGGATATTGTTGATGAAACAAACACACCGTTTGTAAATGAACAAGCTTTTATAGATTTTTATACAGAAAATACTGGAAATTTTAATACGGGTGGAGCGACACCCCAAGTAAATGACAAAGAAAATATAGTTAGTGGAGTTGTAGCAATTGGAACAGATACTTATACTGCAACTTATGTTCCAAGTATTACAGAGTATGAAGATGGCTTAAAAATTATAGTAAGATTTACAAATGCAAATACAGGTGCATCAACATTAAACATTAATAGTTTAGGTGCAAAGTTAATCGTAAAAGGTACTTCAACTGCTTTAGTTGGGGGCGATATTCCAACAGGTACAACATTACTACTAGCTTATGATGGAACAAACTTTGTAATAGTAGGAAGTCAATTAGTTAATCAGTTTTTTGATTGGTCACCTACTTATGGAGGTTTTTCTACACCTCCGAGTGGTGGAGTTAATAGATATTGTGTTCAAGATAAAATTTGTAATTTTTACGCAATGCCAACTGTTAATGGAACATCAAATTCAGCTACCTATACTATTACTTTGCCATTTGTTGCTAAAAATTTACAAGTAATACCTTTAAATTCTACTATTGATAACGGAGCAACCGCAGTTGGAGGGCAATTAGTAACTACGGCAGGTTCAAATATTGCAACAATAAGTAAAGTAACAGGTGCTTGGGGTACAACTGGAGCAAAAAGAGCAGTAGTTCAAGGTTGGTATGAAATTCAATAATTATGGCACACTATAAACCAAATACAGACAAAAAAATAATATTTCACGGAAATAGTTTATTTAATTATGCCAATAATAATTTACCTTATGGTTGGGCAGTTAGTAATTATGTGAGAGATAATTTAGTGAATAAAAAATCAATTTTTGATTATTCGCAGGGTGGTAAAACAACAACGCAAATAGTTAGCGAGTTCCCAACAAGAATTGCACCTTATTTTAAAGCAAATGATGTTTATATATTTTGGGATGGAATTAATGATTTAAACACGGGTAAAACGGTTGCTCAAACATTAGCAAGTTCAAAAACATTAGCAACATTAGCAAAGGCACAAGGCTATAAAGTTTATACTTTGACTTGCACAAGTGTTAACAATGTAGTTGTAGAGCCTTTGAGAATACAATATAATACTCTATTATTATCAGATACTTCATTTTGGGATGGTGTAGTAGATTTAACAACAATAGGAGTTATAAGTGATTTAAACGCTTATACAAATACTACTTATTTTAATGCAGACGGAGTGCATTTTACTACTACCGGATATAATTTAATTGCACAAAAAATAATCGATTCAATAACTTTTTAAAAATAAATACAATTTTATTTGGAAATGTCAAATATTTTTTGTACCTTTGTACAATAATTATAAAAATTAAAATATGACACTATTAGAAATTAAAGAATTCTTAAAACAAAAAGTGGGTTATCAAAAAGAAGGTGGTAAAAGATTAAGAGATCATTTACGTAATAAAGGTTTTGAAACTACTATAAGAGATTGTAAAGAAGCTTTAAGACAATGTCGACAAGAAAATACACAAATTATAAATAAAGTTAAAACAAAAACAGCTAAAGTATTAATTTATGATTTAGAAACATCACCTAATATAGGTTGGTTTTGGAGAGCTGGTTATAAACAAAATATTCAACCAAATCAAATTATAAAAGAAAGAGCGATTATTTGTGTGTCTTATAAATGGCAAGGTGAAGACGAAGTTTATAATTTAACTTGGGATAAAAATCAATGTGATAAATTTCTTATTGAACAATTTGTTGAAGTATTAAATGAAGCAGATTTAATTGTAGCTCATAACGGTGACAATTTTGATATTAAATGGTTAAAAACTAGAGCGTTATATCATAGAATACCAATGCTACCTAATTATAAACAATTTGACACCTTAAAATTAGCTAAAGCTAAACTTTATTTAAATTCAAATAGATTAGATTATATATCTAAATTTTTAGGTTTTGAAGGTAAAATACAAACAACTCCTGATTTATGGAATAAAGTTGTAATGTTAAATGATAGAGCTGCGATGAAAGATATGTTAGATTATTGTGATGAAGATGTCAGACAACTTGAAAAAGTTTATAATGAATTACAGTATTTAGATAATCCTAAAGTTCATGTTGGTGTATTAAATGGAGAAGTTAAATATAGTTCACCAATTAGTGGTAATTACAATTTAGAATTAGTTAAATCAGTAACTACTAATACAGGAACTATTAAAAGAATAATGAAAGATTTAGACAATAATAGAATATTTGAAATGTCTAATACAAATTATTTAAAATATAAATTAAATAAATAAACATAACGAAGGTACTTAACTCATAAAGTTGAGTACCTTTTTTTATACAATTAAAATATGATTTTAGAAAATATTATTTTTGATGTAAGAGAGTCTTTAAAACAATATACAGAAGATGGAGAAATTTCAAATGAATACATAATATATTTATATGGAATTAAAAGGTCAAAGTATTTACGTCAAGAGCTCAATAACTATCAACGAACTACAGATATATCTGTAACACAAACTTTATGTTTAGGTTTAGAAAGAGTATCTGTAAATGAATGTGGTTTAGATTTAAGTTGTGAAACAATACTTAGAACTAAGAAACCAATACCTCAACCTTTAGAATTACATATTAAATCAGCAATAACATCTGTTAAACCAACAGAAAGAATATCTATTCCATTTAATTTTGTAACAAAACAAAAAGCTATTTATTCATCACATTCTCCTTTTAATAGAGCTATATTTGCTTTTTTAGACAATGATAAATATATATATTTAATAAGTGAAGATGAAACATTAAATTTATTAGAATGTATTACTATTACAGGAGTATTTGAAGATCCTTTAGATTTAGTTAATTATACTAATTGTTGTAATTGTACAACAAATTCAATACCTTGTTTTGATGAAATGACATCAAATTATCCATTACAACCACATTATGTTGATTTAATTAAAAATGAAATTGTTAATGAGTTAATTCAAAAATTAAAAATACCTGAAGATACTTTAAATAATAGTGTAGATGATAAAGAATAAAAGAACAAGTGGTAAAATAAAACGAGATTATGGAATGGCTGATTATTATAAATACTTTAAAAAACAATATCCTGAATTGAATATTACAAATAAAAAGTTTTATAATATTATAGCTGATTTTAATAAAAAAATCACAGAATATGTAATAGAAGATAATTTAGATTATCAATTACCACATTTAGGAGCTTCTATTGCGGTTAAAAAAACAAAACAAATACCAAAAATAGTTGATGGTAAATTGGTCAATACTGCTCCAGTAGATTGGGTTACAACAAATACTTTATGGAAAGAAGATGAAGAAGCTAAAGAAAAAAAACTTTTAGTTAGATTTTCAAATTATCATACTTCTAAATATGTTTTTGGAATATATCTTAAAAAATATATTTATTCATTTAAAAACAAAAAATATTATAGATTTAAAGCAACTAGATCTTTTGCAAGATTATTAGGTAAACGAATAAAAGATGAAAACAAAGAGCGTTATGACGCATTTTTATTATATTAAATATGACAAATTCACAATATAAATCGTTAGGGTCAATCATTTGGTCTATTTTAAAAAACCCTTTAGCACAAGAATTAACTCAAGAAGAAGCAGCAGAATACGCGTTAGAAGCAATAAAATTACTTGGTGCACCTGTTATATATCTTAATAAATTAGAACGTCTTAATTTGACTTCTTATAAAGCTGAATTACCTTGTGACTTATTATATATAGAAGGTGTTGAATATTTTGATGGTAACACAAGTGATCCTATTGCAATGAGAGAATCTACAAATATTTATCATTTAGATCCTGAAGAATTTACAAATGAACAAAATACAGATTTTGATTTAAGAGGAAATCATCGTAGAAATGAGTTTACATATAAAATTCAAAACGGTATTATATTTACATCAATGAGTGATGGTTGCATACAAATATCTTATAAAGGTATTGCTACAGATGAAGAAGGATATCCTTTAATACCTGATAATCAAAAAGTTCAATTAGCTTTAGAATATTATATATTAAGTAGATATTTAGAACCATTATGGTTAATGGGTAAAATTACAGATAAAGCTTTTGAATATATACAACAAAAAAGATATTTTTATATTGCTTCTGCTCAAACAGGATTAACAATGCCTGGATTAGATAAAATGGAATCTATGATGAACTCTTTAAACAGATTAATCATAAATACTACAGCTCATCAAAATAAATTTAAAAAGATGGGTGAAAAAGAACGCTTGAGATCTTACAGATGATAGGTATATATAAAATTACAAGTCCTAATAATAAAATTTATATCGGGCAATCTATAAATGTACCTCGAAGATTTATTTCTTATAAAAACACAAATCAAAATATTTCACATATAAGATTAAAAAATTCATTTAACAAATATGGTGTTGAAAATCATATATTTGAAATAATTGAAATTTGTTTAATTGATAAACTAAATGAACGTGAAAGATACTGGCAAGATTATTATGATGTAATTGGTATTAAAGGATTAAATTGTAGATTAACAACTACAACGGATAAGAGTGGTTATTTATCTAAAGAAGTAAAAGATAAAATATCTAAATCACATATAGGTAAAAAACTTAGTGAAGAAACTAAAAATAAAATTAGTAATTTTATGAAAACTAGACCTATTTCTGAATTTCAAAAACAAAGAAGTTCTGAATGTAATAAAAATAAAATTATTTCAAATGAACAAAAAAAATTACTTTCAAATTTACGCAAACAAGAATATTTAAATAATAAATTAAATATTGGTAAAAAAGGTAAAGCTTCACCATTTGCTAAAAAAGTAAAATGTTTGGTATCAAATAAGGAATGGAATACTTTAACAGAATGTTGTTTAGAAAATAACTTATCTATAAAAAATATGTCTAGAAAATTAAATGGTACTAGAAAAAATAATACAAACTATATTTATATATAATAATTAAATCATTTTTGAAGAATGAATAAAGCAATTACACATTCATACAATGGTATGATGCAGGATGTAACAAAATCAGAATTTAGTAATCAATTTTATTTTGATGCTAAAAATATACGTATTTTAGCTACAGACACCCAATCTTCTGGGTCAATTACAAATGAAAAAGGTAACTCTTTAATTTTAAGTGTTCCTACACCAATTATTAATTATACAAATAAAACTATATCTTATAATTCAGATGTTATAGTTTATAAAACTTCTGAAATTAATTATAATGCACAAAGTGGTACACAATTAATTATAGGACATTCTAATAGTAGAGATTATATTATATTATTTACAACAGATAATAATGGTTTTGATTGTATATGGAAAGTAAGATATTCTGATTATAATATTAGTTTATTGTATTTACGTAATTTAAATTTTTCAATTCAATATCCTATTCAAACAGTTAATAATTTTGAAAATAAAAATATAGATAAAGTATATTGGGTTGATGGCAATAATCAAATGAGGTTTATTAATATTAATCATTCTATATCAAATGGTGATTTAGAAGAAATTATAGATATTCCTGAAAATGTAATAAATATGGTTGGTGAATTTAATTTATCACAACCAGTTATTACTAAAAAATTATCTGGTGGAAATCACACAGCAGGTATGATTCAATATGCTTATAATTTATATAGATCTAATTCTTCTCAAACAAAATTAAGTTCATTAAGTGAATTAATTAGTTTAGATAAAGGTATAAGTTTAGGAGGTGGTGATGTTAATGAAAAAGTAGGTACAATACCTGTTATTAAAATAGACAACATTGACAATTCTTACACAAATATAAAAGTTTATGCTATTAAATATACTTCTTTTAATGAAGTACCTTCAATATCTTTAATTGAAGATAGAGAAATACCTTCTAATTATATTATTGAAGTATTCGATGATGGTTCAATAATAGAAAGTTTATCTTTAGAAGAATTTTTATTTTTAGGTTCAGACATAATGATACCTAAACATATTAATAGTAAAGATAATAGATTATTTTTTGCAAATTATAAAGAATTTAATTATGAATTAAAATTAGATTGTCGAGCTTATAGTTTTAAGTCTGATAGAACGTCTATTGTTTATGATAATGTAAGAATATTTCAAAGTGGTGATACTACTCCTAACATAAATGGTTTAACAGGTGATGAAAGAGTTATTACAAATATATTTACAGATGATTATGAAGATAAATTTGATTCTATCAATTTAGATTATGATTTATATAAATTTCAAGAAAATGGTAATATATATGGAGGTGAAGGTAAATATTTAAAATATGAATTAACTCAATCTACTATTTACAATAGTAATAATAAATATTTTAAAGATGAAGAACTTTACAGAGTAGCTATTCAATTTTATAATTCTTATGGTCAAGTAAGTTTACCTAATTGGATTGCTGATTTTAAAGCTAGGGAAGGTAATTTAATAAATAATTATAATACTTTTAAAGTTGAATTAAAACCTGAATTTTATGTATGGTTAAATACATCTTCTAATTTTACAGATCCTTATACCAAACCTATAGGTTATAAAATATTAATAGCAGAAAGAAGTATTAATGATAAAACAATTGTTGCTAATGGTATATTAGGTACAATGATGATTAATAATAAATCTACTCTTGAAGTTCATAATTTACCATACAGACAAAACAAAAGTACAGAAATACCTAAAATACCTAATATTTTATTAAGAAATTGTAATAAAACATCTCAATATGGTGATACTAAGCCTTTAAAACGTTGTGCTCATTTAGATGATTTAGCTGGAACTTTTGGAGCAAATACTGAAGTACAAGTTCCTTATTATGGAGATAAAGATGCTTCTGGTAAATTTTTTCAATTTAATAATATGTTACAATTATACTCACCTGAAATATTGTTTAATAATACAATCCAATTAAATCCAGGTTTATTATTAAAAATAAAAGGAGCTTTAAAAAATAATTACAATGCTTCTTGGAGTAAAGAAGAACATATTAATGGAAATGATGTTATAGAATCAAAAGCTTATTATGGAATATCTCCTCATTTTGCAGGAACCGTTTCAGGTATTATTGGTAATGCTTATAGTAATATGGATAATGGTATTATTGCGCATCCTGGCGGCAATGATCCAAACAGAATTGAAACTAATTTATTTTATAGAGGTTATGGTAATGTAAAAATTACAGATAATGTAACTTTAAATAATATTGTACAAATAAATAATTCTTTTGTTACAACATCAGGTTCAGATCCTTTAGATGTCAACGTTGGTTTTTCATATGGTAATAGAGCTGTAAGAATAAAATTAGATGATGATTTTAATCAAACAAATATTGAATATATTTTTACACCTTCAGTAGGTTATACAACTATACCATATACAATTAAAATATGTTCCGATAATCAAGGTAATAATGTATTAACACAATTAACATCAGTTATTGGAACTCAAACTATTAATTTTTCACAAACATTTATAACTAATCCTCCTTTCAATTTAACTAGAGTATTTGATTATTTTTTAGTAATTGAACCAACAGCTTTAATTTTAGGTAATTTGGATGTTGAAGCTAAAGCATTATCATCTACTATTACAGATATAATTAAAGAAAGTAATACTAATACTATTAGTATAAATATTTTAAATTCTATACCTGCAGGTGGTTTTATCAGTTCTCCTAATAAAATATATAATTCTATATATGGAACACCTGAAATTACAGAAAAAGGTCAAGATTTCACTACATATAACAATGATACTAAATATAGATATACTAATTCATTACAATCTTGTTTAACAGATGGTAATAGTGATTGGGATGATAAAGGTACATATGGTAGAAGAATTGTTGCAATTAATAGTGATAACAATAAATGTTTAACTTTAGTTACAGGTCCAAATACAAATACTGTAGATAATTGGAATAGAAAACAACTTGAAAACTTATTTAGTGATGCTGGCTTAACTGGTGAAAACAATGCTTTAATTGGTGAATTATTTAAATCAAGAGAAGAAATATATATAGGTGGTATATATGGAGGTAATTCTTGGGAAGATAAAAAACGTACAAATTATATTGAAATAGGTAACTATTCTTTAATTATAAATAACGTTATAAATATTGAATCACCTGGTGACACGTTTGTAAATTATTTTAGATTTTTAAGGATTGTTAAAAAAGATACTGAAATAAGAGAACAAGGTACTAAACAATATGAAGAAATTGTAGAATTTTTAACTGAAACAACGGTTGATGTTAAAAATAGAAGTGATTTAAGTTTAAATGATTGGGATAATAGATTTCAATATAAAGATGAAGATTATCATAAATACAATAAAGTTTATTCACAACAACCTGATTTAATTAAAAGAAGAAATTTAAATTATAATTTTAAAAAAGTTAATAGTTTTGATACAAATATAATATCTTCTAAATTAAAATCTGCTGGAGAATTAATTGATAGTTGGTCAGATGTATTAATAAACGATGTAATAACGTTAGATGGTAAATTTGGAGCAATTAATTCATTAACTATGTTAAATGATGAATTATATTCAATACAAGATCGTGCATTTGCTTTTCTATCTATCAACCCTAGAATTCAAATTCAAGGTTCAGATGGATTAGCTGTTGAATTAGGTACAGGTGGTGTATTACAGGATTATAAATATATAACTACTGACACAGGTACAATTAATAAATGGTCTGTTGTAAATTCACCACAAGGTATTTATTTTTATGATGCTTTAAATAAATCATTTAATACATTTAGAGGTAATATTAAAGGTATTTCTGATGAAAAAGGACTACATACTTACTTTTTTAATAATAATGTCTTAAATCAGCTTAAAATAGATAACCCTTTAATTAAACAAGGTATATCTTCAGGTTATGATTTTATTAATAATGATGTATTTATGACTTTTCATCAAGGTGACAAATCATTTACTATTGGTTTTAATGAAGTTAAAGATAATTTTATATCTTTTTATGATTATATTCCAAGCATATATATAAGTAGAGGTGATCATTTTATAACAACACATCCAGATATTAATAAAATATATAGACAATATTCAGGTAATTATAATGAATATTATGGAATTAAATATCCTTCATATGTTACTTTAAATGTTAATCCTGAATCAACAAAAGATTGTGTGTTTGATAATATTAATTTTAAATCTGATGTTACATTAAATAATATAGATCAAGTTGATAAGACTTTAACAGGTATTAGAGCATATAATGACTATCAAGATAGTAATACACCTTTAACTGTAACTCCTTTAATTTCTGGAAGAAACAATAATCTTAGACGTAAATTTAGAGATTGGAACGCATTAATTCCTCGTCAAAATAGAAATAGAATACGAGCACCTTATATTAAACTTAAATTACAATTTGATAATCAATCTAATTATAAGATGATTTTACATAACGTATCTGTATTTTATACAACGTCTTAAAAATATTTAAATAAAATAATTAATAAAAAGTTTTGATAATAATAAAATATTTTGTATATTTGTATATCTAAACTTATAACACAATAAACTTTAAGGAGGTTGATTAATTTCTTCCTCCTTTTTTTATAACTTTAAAATAATATATAATGCCAGATCCAAAGAAAAAACCAATAGTTGTAAATGATCCAAATGATCCAAGATTACATAAATATTTAGATAGTTTAAATTTATATAAAGGTTATGAATTATCTAAAATTTACAATAAACAAGATGAAAATTCTAAATTAGTACCGAAAACTTTACCTAAAAATAAAATAAAATATAGTAAATCAGATGCTGACCCACATAAATCATATTCAGATTATTTAAAATATTCTAAAGAATTTGAAAAAAAGTTAGATGAGGAATTTAGAAAAGATCCAAAAAATGCTTTAAACAATATAAAAAAAATACCATATTTTAATACTAAAAAAGCAAAAATGACTGCTTTTAGTAAAAAAGAAGATTTGACCAAATATGATAAAAATGCTGCAAATTTAGTAAATGAATATGAAAAATTAAATTTTAAAGATCCTGTAGAAACAGGTTATTGGAAAACACCAGATTTATATGACCCAAATATACAGGAAATAGGTAGTTATTATAAAGGTGCATACAATCCAATATTTAAAAAACCAAATCAAGAAATTAAATATATTGGAAATTTTAATGATGTTTTAAAATTAAGACATTCTCCATATATTGCAGGAGTTAATAAAATTCCTAATAACAATCAAAAACAAATAATAATACAAAAAAAAGAAACACCACAAGTAACCCCCTTACAAAAAATACAAACAAAAGGTTTAATAGAAACTAATCAAGAAATAAATTCACCTTTAGCAACTATAAGACCACAAACTCAAATGCCAAAATATTGGAATGTGACAGATACTAATAATCAAAGATTTGGTGCAACTGAAACAAAATATAAAATTTATCCTGAAACTTTAAATACACTAAGAGAACTTCCTAAAGAAGGTTGGGATAGAAAAATAACAGCACAATATGCAATGGGTGGAAATTTACAACAAAATAATATGAAAAATAACAATCTTACAAGATTTAATGAAGGTGGTTCTCACGAACAAAATCCATTAGGAGGTGTACCTCAAGGTCAATCACAAAGTGGTCAAATGAATACAGTTGAAGAAGGAGAAACCAAAAAGAAAAATTATGTTTATTCTGATAGATTATCTATTGATGAAAATATGACTAAACAAATGAATTTACCTTCATATATTAAAGGTAAAACATTTGCTGCGGCATCTAAGGCTATTGACAATAAATTTTTAGATAGAAATGATAATTATAGTAATGAAACTAAAAATACTCTCTTAGATCGTCTTAAACAAGCTCAGGAAACTATTAAACAACAAGAACAACAACGTGCTGAACAAATTGCTCAATCAATGCAATCTAATCAACAACAAGTTCCTGATATGATGAATGGTGAAATACCTGAAGGTATGGAAGAATTTACAGAACAACCTGAACAAAATCAAATGTTTATGGGTGGTAATTTCAATTTAGCTGAAGCAGGTAATATAACAGGTGGATTATCTGGCTTAGCAGGTAAAGCATCACCTTATTTAGGTGCAGCTTCTGGAGCAATGTCTTTAGGTAATTTAGCTCAAGGAAATGGTGCTTCTACCAACAAAGCACAATCTGCTTTATCAGGTGTTGCTACAGGTGCTCAAGCAGGAATGGCTTTTGGTCCATGGGGAGCTGGAATTGGAGCAGCTGTTGGTTTAGGTGCAGGTTTAATTGGTGCAAATAAAGCTCAAAAACAACAAGCTATTGATTTAAGAAATAATGCAAATTCTGCTAATTTAACAGATAATTTTGCTTATGGTGGTAAAATTAAAATGGGAGATGGTGGTATTCCAGGAGTTCCAAATTCTTCTACAAGAATACAAGATCCTAATTATTTTAAAAAAGATATTGTAGGTTCTGCTGATTATAATACTAATGTAATTCAAAATTTACATAATGCTTTAGGTATTACTCCTAATACTAAAGGATATGGAACTGCTTGGGGTCAAAAAAGTAATGAAGCTTATTTTAAAAAAGATTTATTAGATGGTAATAGTTCAGCAATAAATTGGAATAAAGAAGGAGTAAAAAGTTATGGATTTACAAAAGAAGACGTGACTGGTCCTGGATATGAAAAGATGAGAGTACAGTTAGGACTAACGCCTGAAGGTTATAAGTATTTAGGTCCTGAAACACCAGATACTTCAATGTTAAAACCTACAGAACAACTTTTTGTAGAACCTACAGGAGTAAAACAAAGTATGGAAAATTATTATCAAAATTCACCTAATAAAATTAATTCTGAAAATACAGATAATACTGATAATGATAAACAATCATGGTTAGATAAAAATGGTGGTAAAATGTTAAAATATGCTCCTGTAGCAATGAACGCTTTCCAATTATCTCAATTAAAAAAACCACAATATACAAGATTAGATAGATTAACTGATAGATTTAAACCTGAATATGTAGATGAACAATCATTACAAAATATAGCTAATAATGAATATAATAATTCTGTAAATGCTGTAAGTCAAATTGGTGGTTCGCAAGGAGCAGTTCGTAATTCTATAATTGGAGCAGGTTTAAATAAAACTAAAGCTTTATCAGATGCTTACATGAATGCTTCAGCACAAAATAGACAAACAAATATAGCTGGTCAAGAATTTAATTTAGGAGTTAATAAAGCTAATCTTATTCAAGCTGACCAAGAACTTGATATTAACGATAGAAATCAAGCTGCTTATAGAAATGAAAAATCTAAATTATTAAGTTCTATTGGAACAGATTTAGGTTCAATTGGTAAAGAAGAAGTTAATAAAAATCAAATTGCTGAAGCATTAGGATATGATGTTAATGGTGATTATGTCGTAAATAAAAAAACTGGTAAAAAAATGTTAACTAAAGATTTTGAAGAAAAAGTTAAAAATGGAACTTTAAATAAAAAATATAATTTTGGAAATGCTGATAAATTTACCAATTCTTCAATTAATTATACACCAACTAATTTTAAAATAGGACAATAATGGCAAATAGATTTGATAACGGTTCAATTTCAGCATATACACCACAATCAATGCAAGAACTTGCATTCGTTCCACTTATGAAACGACAAAAGCACGATGATATGGAAAAAAGTTTAGCAGAATTAAGTGCTATTGCTACAGATCCATTAAATGAACATCGTGAAAAAGCTTTACAATTAAAAAATGAATTAGAATCTAAACTTGGTAATTTATCTGGTGATCTTGCTTCAAGAGGTATTGATTCAATTGGTAAAGAAGCTTTTTATAAATTACAAAAAGAAAGAAATGATTTGATTGCACCTACTGGAGAAATCGGTATTATAAATGCAGCTAAAGTTGCTGAAGCTAAAGCTAAAGAAGACTTTATGAAAAATGCGGATAAATCATTTGGACAAAATGTTTTAGAACAAAAATGGTTAGAACATCGTCAAAAATATGCAGACATGAAAGGTCGAGATAAAGACGGTAATATTATAAATATTAGTAATTTAGGTTCTCCAAAATATGTAGATTTAGATACAGGTATTAGAGATGTATTAAGTACTCTTGGTCATACAACTAGAGAAAAACTTTTAAATTCAGGATTATCTTTCAAAAATACAGAATATGGTCCAGTAATGGTTAATTCTCAAGGTAGTGTTGTTACTAAAACTAATGATGAACAATTAAATAATGCATTAAACGCTTTAAAAACTAGATTTATAGATAAAACAGGTGAAGGCAGAATTAGTAGAGATTTTGAAGGAAGAACTACTGATGAAGATTTAAATTATATAAACAATAGAGTTTTAGGTGCTAAAATATTTGAACAAAATAAAGATTATAAAACTAATTACGATAGAATATCTACTGGAGATGGTAATGGAGATGGTAAAAATGGAGGAGCTACACCTTTAATTTCTATTCAAAATGAAATTCAAAGTAAAGAATTTGCAAATCAAAAATATAGTGATAATTTAAAAGAATATAAAAGATTATCTTCTATACCTATAGATAAAAGAACTGAAGAAGATAATGTAAAATTAGAATTAATAAAAAATTTACAAAAAGATGTTGATGAAAAATTAAAACAAACCAATGTTTATAAACAAAATCAACCAAAAGTTCAAGCATTTGATTCTAAAATAGATCCTTCATATAGAAACTTTATTCAAAATGCAGATAATATGTCTGCATCTGAATATGATAAAGAAATTGAAAATATAACTAAAAAAGAACTTGCAAAAATTAAAACAACTAAAGGTTTTGTTAGTGGTAGAGAAGGTATTGTAAGTATAAATGTTAGAAAAAAAGTAAATGATTTATTAAATCAAAGAAGAGAAATTTATAAACCGATAACTGAAGCAAAAAATAAATTGACTGCTTTAAACAATCGTCAATTTTATCATTATGCATTAGCACCTATTACTGAAAAAGAACAAGGTCAATATCAAAATTTAAATAATAATTTAGCAACTGCTGTTAAATCAAGTCCTTCTGCATTATCTAATTTAGGTTTAATAGAATCTGTAGATTTAGCGAATGGTTCTAAAAAATATAAATTAACAGAAGAACAAAGAAATCAAATTCAAACATTACTTTATAATTCAGATCGTAAAAATATTAGATTAGAATCTGTTTCAGAAAAAGGACCTGGAGGTAAACCACAATTAAGAATAGCATTTACACCAAATGAAGATGATGATGTAGATTTAGCAGGTGTAAACTGGTTTGGTAAAAATTCAGATAATTTAAATAATAAAGAAATATATCTTAATTTAGCTGTAAATAATTTAACCAATAAAAAAGCAGGTGGTCCAGATATAAAAAATATTGTAGGATTAATTGTAAATTATATAGGTGAAAGAGGTGAAGCTACTGAAAATGGTACTACCGAAGGATATGATATTGCAAAATCATTTATTAATAATGCTTACGGAGTAAACGATTAAATATGAGACCAAGTATTAATGATTTAATGAAAAGAGCTGCTGCTGGTTCTTATGATGAAAAATTTAAAAAAGAAATGTCAAATAATATATTTGACAAATATTCACAAAGAGAAAGTTTTGATTTTGATTTAACAAATCAAGATTATTTAAAAGGAGATGAAAACCCATATACATATAATATGGGTTTAAATGAAAATGCAGAAGATCCTTTTAATGAAATTAGAGCAACTAATCAGTCTGGAGTAGAACAATTAGGTTTAGGGCTAGTTAGAGCTACTAATAAAGCAGCAACAGAAGTGGCTAAACTTGCACCTATTGTATATGGTGTAGGTAAAGCTATTTTTGAAGATAATGAAACTTCTGCATTAGAAGATATATTTAATAATGAAGGTATTAAAGCTTTAGATGAAATGAGTCAAAAGATTAATACTGATTATTTACCAGTATATGTTAAAGACTCAGTTAAAAATGGAACCTTAATGGATAATTTATTATCTACTTCATTTTATGCAACAGAAGGAGCTGATGGTATTGGTTTCATGGCTTCAATGTTTGCACCTGGTATGCTTTTAAGTAAACTTTCTTTAGGTTCTAAACTTATAGGAGCTATGAGTAAATCTAGTAAAATGGCTAAAATGCTAGAAACTACAAATGGTGGTATGAAAGCGTTAGGTAAATTAGGATGGACAGCTAGAGATATAGATTCTAAAGTATCTGTATTATTTAACTCGATGATAGAAGCTGGTGCTGAATCTAAAGGAACTCAAGATGCTTTAAATGGTGAAAAACTTAATGAAATTGAATTATATAAATCTAAAGGATTAAGTCAAGAACAAGCTGAAGAAATATTTAATCAAAAACATCCTGATTGGGATAATCAAGTTGCTTCTGCAATGAAAGGTGATTTCTGGATGCAGATGCCAATGTTATTAGGTACAGGTTCCATGATGCATAAAGCTATTTTTGGTAAAGCTTTAGATAAAGTTGAAAAAACTGTAGAATATGGTTTAAAAGGTAGAGTTGGTAGTATGACTAAACAATGGGGTAAAGCAACTTTATCTGAAGGTTTTATTGAAGAAGCTGGACAATCAACTTTAGAAAATTACTATACTAAAAAAGCTTATGAAGGTAAATTAGGTAAAGGCTTAATAGGTGATGTAAATATAGGTGATTTAACAAAAGAATATATAAATACAGTTTCTTCTGTTGAAGGTGGAAAAGCAATATTTTTAGGTGCTTTAATGGGAGGTCCATTTATGTCAATGGAAGCTCGTAGAGAACATCTTAAAGGTTTAAAAGACACAAACAGTATTACGAATGGTGTTAAATCATCTATTGATGATTATAATACAATTAAAGAAAATGATATTTATGAAACAGATCCTAAAGATCCTACAAAACCTTTGTTTAAAAAAGATGAAAATGGTAATATTACAAGTGAAAAAATTATAAATCGAGAAAAAGCTTTAAAAGTTGCTGAATCGTTAAAAAATATTGAAGATGACGATGCTTTATATGATGAAGCTATTAAATCTGACGATATTGAATTACAAAAGTTTATTCAAAATAGAAATATTTTAAAATTAATCGCACCTGCAATTCAAAATGGAAAATTAGGTTTACAAATTTTAAAAGAAGAGCTTGAACAAGCTCTTAAATTTACAGATATTTCTGAAGCTGATAAAAATTCAAAAGATGAAAATAATACTAATAAAAAATTAGTAGAAACCATATTAGCAAAAGCAGAACATCTTCAAAAACAAAATGAAAAGTTTAAAGATTTTTCTCCAGATATTATTAAATTAGATGATCCTAGAACAACTAAAGAATTAAATGAAGAATATTTAAATCATTTAAATTCTAAGTATATTGAAACAAAATCATTACAATATGATGCTGAAAATAATTTAAAAGAATTAAATAAGAAAAGAGACAATATATTAGACGAATTAGGTTTAGATAAAGGTTTACAAATTGAAGATGAAATTGCGACAAATAAAGAACAAAGTTCTTCATTATTAAAACAAGTTAGTGATAAAATTAGAGAAACTGAAAAAGAAGTAAGTAAATACAAAAAAGATATTAATGAATTATGGGAAAATAAAGATTTAATAAATAAATCTTTTAAATCTTACATTAATGAAAAAGAAAAAAAACAAAAACAAACTTCTGAAGAAAATGTTCAAAAAACTGATGAAATTAATAGTAATATTAAATCAGCAACTACTGTTGAAGAATTAGATAAAATTAAACCTAATGAATATACTGCACAACAATTTAATCAAAAACGTGAAGAATTAGAAAAAGGTAAAATAATTGAAAGAGAAAATGAAATTGCTGAAATAATACCTTCTACACAAGTTAAACAAGTTTTAAAATCAGAACGTGAAGAATTAACTGATCATATGACTAACGAGAGGTATAGTGTATATGAAGGTAATCCTATTGAATTTATTAATAAAGATAGTGATGGTAATTTACTTTATAAAACTAAAAATGGTCAAAAAATTTTATTTGTAGACAAAATTAATAAAATCGAAGAAACAACTGTTGATGATATTGTAGAAGGTTCTGCGAATGATTTTAAAGTTGTAGACCCTAAAATAGTTTCTGATGGTACTGTTAAAGATGATGGTAAATCACCTGGAAGTGTTAAAGGAAATAAACAATATGCTGACTATCTTTTAGAAAGTAGAGATAAAACAGGAGATACTGTTACATTTACTGTAAATAGAAGTCAATTTGTTAAAGATAAAGATTCTTTAGAAGCAATTAAATTATATGATAAACTATTAAAGGATGAAAAATTTTCAGCTACAAATGAACAATTAGAATATTTAATTAAACATTTACCTATACAGTTTAATTATAATAATGGTTCTAGTTCTTTCTCATCACACGGTGGAACTTTAAATAGTAAATTAAGAACTTCTATTATTAATGCATTACAATCAGGTATTAAATTAGAAAACATACAAAGTGTAGTTACAAATCAAGCAAATGCTGATTTCAATAATCAAATTGTAGATAATAAACCAGCCGTTAATAATGTATTAGATATTGCTGAATTTAACGGAGATACTAAAAATTTAGTATTATATCATATAAATACAGATGGTAAATTTATAGTTGTTTCAGAAAAACAAGAAGATTTTCAAGGTAGTCATAAAGTTAATACAGATTTATCAGGTAATATATTTGTTGTAATGTCACATCCTAAAGGATATAAAGTTGCTGCTAAATTAAATTCAAATAAATTAAACATTAAACAATCTGAAGGTTTAGCTTTATTGTATAAAGAACTAACTAAATCAAAAAATACTGAAATAAGAGAACAAGTTTTAGATAATTTAGAAGACGACGAAATTAATAATTATGTAAAATCTAAAATATTAAATCTTTTAAGTAATGAAATTAAATTATTAGGAGGTAATCCTAATAATATTTCTATTGATGAAATGATTAAATTATTAGTTTTAGAAAACAGTAGTAAAGATTCTAATAAAAGTATTGAAATAGGGATTGATGAAAACGGTAATCAAACAGTTAAATTTAATAATAGTGAATATAATTTAGAAAATGGTATTGAAAATTTTGTTAAAGATTTAACTGAAAATAAAAAACAAAATGTTATTACTATTGAAACAGATGCTACTAAAGTTGGAGATAAAGGAATTACATTTAAAAATCAAGCTTATTTAAAGTATTTATTTGATAACAGAATAGTTTCTACAGATATTAACACTAATCCTGAAGAAGGAAACTTTAAAACAGCTTCTAGTGCTACAGAACAAGGTAGTGAAGTATATATCAGATCTGCTGTTGAAAGTAAAAATACAACTGCTGTATTTGTAAATCAAAAAACTGAAATTAAACGTCAATCTGAATTAGAAGCTAAAAAAGCTGATATAGAAGAGGATAAATTTAATAGAGAGTTTTCTCAAACAATAGACCAAATAAACAACTTTTTTACTAACACATTAGGATTATCTATAAAGTTTGATGGAAGTGGCAGAAGGAAATTAGATAATGGTAAAGAAGTAGTAACTTATGAAATCACTATTTATCAAAATGGTAAAGCAATAGGAAATACAGGATTTAAAATAGTAAATGGTAAAATTGAAATAAGTCTAACTGAAATAAATGAAGAATTACAAGGTAAAGGTATAGCATCTGTTTTATATCAGGATATAAATAACGCTTTACAACAATTAGGTTATGGTGTATTACATTCTGATACAACGTTTTTAGAAGATTCTCGAAAACAAAAAACATTTTTAATTGTAGATGGTAAAGAACTTTCTTTAGACGAAACTTCAGAGTTTCTATTAAGTTTAGAAGACCCTCTTGAGGATTTAGAGAAATTAAAAGAAGAAGGTAGAGTACAAGAAATTAAAAAAGTAAAACCTGGCGAAAAGCTTTGGCAAAGTTTAGAAAGAAAAGGATTAGCTGAAAAATTAGAAAATGGACAATATAGATTTATCAACACTAAATATGATGCAGAACTAAAAGTATTAGAAAGTGAAAATAATTCAGAAAATATTAGGAATAATGAAAATAATTCCGTATCTTTGCCAAATAACGTAAAAATAGAAAATGAAATGGATATTCCTAACACACAAGCTAACGTAGATTATAAAGAAGCAATTGATAAAATTATTTCTGATAATAAAATGACTGTTGATTTACAAAAAAATATTGATATATTAGCTAAAAATATAGAAATGAGAGATTCTGAAGATTTTAAAACTAAATCTGAAAAAGTTCAAAGTAAAATTTTAGAGAATATTAAAAAAGCAAATATTGAGATGCCTCAATTAATTAAAAACTGTGGATAATGAGTTGTATAGTATTAAATAATGGATTAGAATCATCGTTACATAAACAATTGATTGAAAAATATGGACAAGAACTTGCAGATAAAAAAATGCAAGGATTTATGTCTGATTCTTTTAAACAAAAGTTTGGTAATTATCAAGAATTAATTGATAATAAATCTGATTTTATTCCGCCAAATTTTAAAAATAGATTAAATGATAAATTTGAACCATTGTTGTTGGAAGATAACAATGGTTTTTATTATATAGATAAAAATTATCAAAATCAATATATTGACGTTGCTGATTCAGAATTATTTAAATTATTTAAATCTGAACGAGCTATTAATTCATTAGTTGAAATTTTAGCAAAAGATCATTTAGATAATATTGGTGTAACAATGAATTTTGATACATTAGGTATTGAAGGTAAAGAATCTAAAATATTATTAAAAGATTCTATTTTAAATAAAATATCAAGTTTATCTGATGAAACAATGGATTCTGAAGATTTAAATATTTCAACTAATGGTTTAATATTAGATGATATTTTAAGTAACGATAAAGCATTAAAACAATTAGAATATAAAGTTAATGAGTTTTATAAAGCTAAAAAGTTTATTTATGCTGAAGAATTTCAAAATGAAGAATTAGACGATACTATACTAGGTCAACGAGATAGTATAACTATGAAATCATCGTTTGAAACAAATCCTAAAGCTAAAGTAGGAGCTATTGTAAAATTAAGATTGTCTTTAATTAAAGATCCTAAAAACATTGAATCTGATTTTGGACAAGCAATGTCTGTTGATTACAATGTATTATATAACAAATTAACACATATTTTATCTGATAATTATATTACAATTGATAAAAATCAAGATAAACATGTAATTGAAGATGCTTTTACAAGTATAATTAACTTATTAAAAGTACATGCCCCACATATTAGTGAAATTGCAAATCTTGTAGATTATTTATCTAAGTTAGATGTTGAAACTAATGATGTAGAAAGTGTTGAGGGTATTCAATTATATCAATTAAAAGCAGGTATTGTAAGGGCGTTTAATCTACAGAAAAACAATTTTGATACAAAAGTATTACATGAAACTAAAGTTGTTGTAGAGAAAGGAATAACTGAAGAATTTACAAGACATAATGGAACTATAGGTACACGTAATATTACAAATGATGTAATTGGTTCTGAATATAAATATGAATCTGATGATGCTAGTACATTAATTAATAATAAAAAATCATTTTTAGTTAATTGGGGATTATCATTTAAAGAATATTTTGGATTTCCTGAAAAAGTTACTGAAGTTTTTAATAAAGATAAAGTAGCAGAATTAAATAAAATAATTGAAGGAATTAAACAAGTTGAAAATAGTAAAACAACTTCTTTATTAAAAGCTGAAAGTATTTTAAGACTGTTATCAACTATTGGTATAGATATTTCAAATGAAGTATTTAATCGAGCAATGAATAATAATAAAGATAATGTTTTAACAGATGTTAAATTAAATGAACATTATGATAATTTTGTATTAAAAACAAAAGAATCTTTTATTAATTCAAGAGATAACTTTCAAAACAATAAAGAAATATTTAACAATTATTGGTTTAATCAATTAGCAAAAGCAGAATTGTTTTATAGTTCACAAGGAGATGAATCATCTATTAATCAAGCAGGTAAAAATAAATATTTATTTTCAACACCTTCAGGTATTAGACAAACTATTTACACTTGGAAGAAAAATCCACAATTATTTGAAGATTTTTATAATGATTTAGGTGTGTGGGAACAAAACTCTAAAATATTTAAACATTTATTAGCTTTAGATGTTCCTAAAAATGAAAGATTAACTAAAAGAATTGAAAGATTATCTAAGTTAGATGTTGATATTTTTAATAATTTTACAAATAGTTCAACTAAAACAGTTGATGGTAAAGTTAAAACTGTTAGAGAATCAGCTAAAGATGTAAAAGAATTATCTAAAAATGAAGATATTAAAATATTTGTAAATGATATTTTAAAAAGTCAATTAGGTAAAGATTCATTAACTAAAGGTAGAGGCACAACTGCACCAGGTAAATCAACACAAGTTGGTTTAATACATGATTTCTTTTTAGGTAATAATGTGTCTTATAAAGCAAATGGTGAAATTAATATTGATAATGCTGTAGATGTAGTTTATGATTATTTTTTAGGAGAACTTAATAGAATTAATGAAGCTCATAAATCTATCAATGATAAAAGTATTAAAGGACAATCTAAATTAAAAGCTTTTTATCATTTTAAAAATGGTGAAGAAATATTTGACAATGAAGGTAATTTAATATTAGATAATTTAGGTAATACTTTTAAATCACAATTAATGCCTGATTTAAGTTATGATAAAATAGCCAAATCAATGGATAATGTGATATATAAAAAATATCCTTTATATAACACCAATGGTGAAGTATTGTTTGAAAATTTAGAATATAATAAACCTGAAATTCACGAATTAATTAAAAAAACTTTAATTGATAAACTAAATGAATTAAAGCAAGATTTATTAGAAGCTAATTTGTTTGAAAAAGTTGGTGAAAATTCTTATATAAATAAAGGTGTTGATACTAGGATTATTAAAAAATATTCTGATAATTATAAAATAACTAATGAAAGCTTAAATAAACTTTTAGGAGATGTTTTAATAAATGGATTAGTTAATCAAATTGAATATTCTAAAATGTTTGCAGGAGATGTCGCTTATTACAAAAATCCTGTAGATTATATTAAACGTATTGGATCAACTATTTCTGATGGAACTCGTGAATACATTACGAAACATAATGCTACATTTAATGTAGGTGTTATTGATTCTGTTGAATTTAGAGAACCATATTTAGAAGCATTTAAAAACCTTATACAAGATGATCCTAATTTACTTAAACTTTGGGAAGAAGATGTAAACGCGGCAGATGCTCAAGCTTGGATTACACCTAAACGGTGGAAATCATTATTACTAGGTTGTAGTATGTTTACACCTGAACATCAAGTAGTTTATGAAAAACTAATTGGTAAAAATAAAGAACCTTTAACTAAAGATGAACTTAAAATAGTAGCACAACCTCTAAAAGGTCATTATTTTATGCGTGAAGAAAAAGGTGAACCAGTATATTTAAAATACTCACAAGCTGTCTTAACCCCTTCATTAATTAAAAGCACAAAACTTCAAGATTTATATGATTTTATGAAATACCATAAAGTTGATGAATTAGTCACATTTGATGCGATTAAAGTAGGTTCACCAAAATCAACTAAATTACACGATGAATTAGGTGGATTGAATGTTAGAGATGAATCTGGTAAAATGAAGCCTTTAAACGTACTTAAATTAGATTCTAGAGGGTGGAAATTACAACAAGATTTACCAACTAAAACATATAAAGAAACAGATACAGGTTCTCAATTATTAAATAACATGTTAGTATTGTTAGCACATATGATTAATAGTGATATTAAACAATTTGAACATAACGGTCAACAATATTCTGCTTTAGAATATGCTAAATTAATAGATAATACTTTAGGTGATTTATTAGGAATAGGATTAAATGATTTTTTTAATGAATTTAGTATTGATAAAAACAGTAAAGAAATTAAAGATTCAGGTAAACTTTATAATATATTGGCTGATGAATTAAATTCTAGGGAATATTCAGATGAAGTAATTAAGGCATTACGTGCTAAATTATCTATTGTGGCTTTACCAGGATTTGATACTAAATTACAAAGTATTTTTAGTTCGATTGTTAAAGATAGAACTGTTAAAATAAAAACTAATGGTGGGTCAATGATTCAAATGGCTAATTACGGTCTAACTAAAGAAGAAGCTGATGCAAAAGATAACAATATTAAATGGTCACCACTTGTTAAATTAGGAGATACCGTACAACCTTATTCTTACGTTAAGAATGAAGATGGCACACCTAAAATAAATATATTTGGTAAAAAAATAATTATTCCAGAACAAGTATTATTATCTGGTAGTTTCATTGCTAAATATATTCCTGATTATGAAACTAAAAGTCCTGAAGAATTATTTGGAACTTTAAATCCTGAAACAGGTAAATTAGAAGGTGGTTTAATAGATAATAGAATTTTAGAAAATATAATAGGTTATAGAATACCTAATCAAGGACCTTCTTCTAATGGTGCAATGCAAATTGTAGGTATATTACCATCAGGTAATGGTGATACAGTTGTAGCATTTGCAGGTATTACTAAGAAAACAGGGTCAGATTTTGACATTGATAAAATGTATATAATGTTTCCTAACTACAAAGAAAATGAAGGAAAATTAGTTTATACTGAATCTAATTTAAATAGTAAGGAATCTTTACAAAATAAATTAATTGAATTATATAAAGGTTTAATATTACAAGAAGATAATATTAAAATGGTTATGACACCATTAGATTTTCCACATTTAAAAGACGATGCTTTAAATATAGCACCAACTGCTAAAAAAGGTAATTTAGATGTATTTAGTGCAATACAGGATATTAAAACTAAATATTCATTTTTAGATGGTTTATTGGGTGTGGGTATGGAAGCTAATGCTGCAAATGATTATGCTAGAGGTACAATGGCTAATGTTTATTACGAAGATGTTAATTTAGGTACTAGAAGTAATCAAGGTGAATATTTTTCAGTTAAAAGAAAAGATAAATTTGAAGATGTTCAACATACACATTTTGATAGGATTAAATCTCAAAGTTTATCTAAACAAGAATTAAAACAATATCAAGAAAGTTATAATAATAGAGTTTTAAGTGAAAAAGATAAATTATCCGATACTATTTTAAAAACCTATGAAAACTTTAACATTTCAGATAATATTTCTGCATTAATGAATGCTTTTGTAGATATTGCTAAAGATCCATATATTACTAATGTAAATTGGAATGCGATGACTACAGGTGTTGGTAATATGTTATTAAGAGGTGGTGTTCATCCATTTGTAACAATGTCATTTATTGCCCAACCTATTATTAAAGAATATATTGATTTTAATAAACAATATAATACTTTAGATAAAGCTGAACAAATAGCAAATACTAAAGATGCTTTTAAAATATTTAAAGTTTCAGAATTATTAAAAAATGATACTTTTTTAATTAGAACATTGGAAGATGGTACTAATATTGAAATGAGTTATAAACAATTATATAAACTTGTTGCTACTGGTAATAGTGCTTTAGAATTTTTATCAGATAAAGATTTTGCAACTAAAAAAATGATTGCTAAAATTGAAAATCAAACAGGTATTACTAAATTAACCAATGACGATATTAATATAATTTTAAATAATACTAAAGATATTATAGAAAATAATCGAATATTTTTTGATAAAAAATATGTAAATATTTTAGATACAGAAATTGGTACATTACGAGAAAATATATTTAAAAATGATATTAAATTTCAAGCTAAAGTTTTAGATAATCTATATAAATTTATGGGTGATGCTAAAAAACTAAAAGCTAGTATGGAAGCGTCAGGGCATGATATTAATGGCTATGGTAAAAACACTACGTCATTGTTAATGGTGTTAAATAAAATTGAAAACGTTTCACAAAAAGGAGTTATTAATTATAATAGTAAAAATATACATGAAGATGACGGAACTACTAAATTATTAGGACACAGACAAAATAATTTATATGAAATTAAAAAAGTGGTTCAAAATAACCCTACTAGTTTTCCATCAGCAACACCTTATGTGTGGAATACATTTAATAAAATCTCTCAAGATATATATGGTACTAATTTAGAAAATGAAGAATTAGCTAATAGTTTAGATAAAATATTTAAAACATATTTAATGTCTTCATTTGAACCATTTAATAATACTTTAGAAGAAAACCAAGAAATTTTTGATAATTTTCCAAATACATTTTTAAAATTTAAAAATAATGAAGTTAATCGTGAAAGATATGCAATTATTAAAGAACTTAGAATTATTGAAGATAAAGGTAAAAAGTTTATAGGTTTGGATAATAAACAAAATTCTAAAGAATATACTGATAAAATGATTAATTCTTGGAGAGAGTTAATGCAATATCATCCAGATATAGCTGAAGATTTAATTAAATATTCATTTATTAGTTCAGGGTTTAATAATTCTCCAGTTAGTTTTCATCAATATATACCACCAAATTTCTTTTTTAAATATGATTTTAATCAACATGTGGATAGTTTTACTAAAAGATTTGACAATGATTCAATAGATGAAAATTTTATAAATCATTTTTATTTATCTAATCTAGATAATGCAAGTGTTGTTAAAAATGTACAATCATTTATGGAATTAAAATCAACAGAACAAGAATTTCCACAAACTAAAGAAGTTACTGCTTTTGATAAAAAAGTATTAGGTAGATTTATTAAAGTTAATTATAAACAAGAAAATGAAACTTATTCTATATTTCATAAAAGTTTAGGAGTAGATGAAAAAGGTAAAAATATTTATACTAAATTTATACCAGTAGAAGGTGGTTTTGCACGTATATCATCGATTGTAGGAGATAAACAAGTAGGTATTGTACAACATAATTATAATTCAGATTTTATTAGCTTAAAACCCGCAGAATTAAGTGAAACATCTTTAAATATTTTAAATACTAAATATATGGAAAATAATTTAGAACAAACACAATCTATTGATGAAGAAGAAGATATTGTAAATAAAGAAGAATTAACACAATTTACTGAACCTGAAACTAAACAAGAAGTTAAATCTGAAGTTAGTAATAAAATTTATAATGAATTAGGTAATAAAACTAAATCTAAAAGTGTAGTTATTAAATCTTGGAGTGAATTAAAAGATACAACTAAAGCAATAACACCTGAAGGTGTAGTTTCAACAAGAATTAAAAATACTAATGAACACTTCGGTAATCCTTTTAGTCATGATCCTGCAGGCAAAACTCAAGGATTAATTAAAACTGAAACTATACAAGAAGCTGTTGAAAAATTTACAGATTGGGTAATTAATTCTAAAGATGAAAGAGCTAATTGGATTAGAGAACAATTAAAATCTGGAGAATTGAAAGATAAACCAATTTTATACTATAAAGAACTTGGAGAACCTTCTCATGCTACGGCTTTAGATTATTTAATTAATAAATATAATTGGAAAACTAATGAATTTATTTTAAATAAACCACAACAATTATCTTTATTTGATCAACTCGAACAAGATAAACAACGTTGGGAAGAAATTAAAAATAAATGGATTGAATCTGGTAGAACTGAAGCTGATTTTAATTCTATGAATAATGAAGAAAGAGAACATATAATTAAAAATTGTTTATAAATGAAAAATTGCGTAAATTTTAATAGTCCAGATGTAGTAAAATTAGCAGGAGAACTAAATGTTTCTCCTGCTGTTGCTGCAGCAAAAATAGGACTATGGCAAAGTAAAAATAATATAGAAGATAGATTTCCTACTAAAGATGAATTATTTCAATCTAATGAAGTTAATACAACTTTAAAAGCTGTAGATATATTACAATCTGATAAAGCTAAACAAGTATTTGAAAAAGGTAATAAAAATGGTTGGGATTTAAATAAAATCTTAACTGAACTTCAAATTCCTAAAGAACAAAAACAATTAATTTTAGATTTAGGTGTTACAGATAGAGAACAAATAGCTTTAGAATTAGCTTCTAATTATAGTTATAGTGTTAAAATTGATATTACTAAAGAAAATATTAGAAGTGGAGTTAAAGAAATAGAAGAAGATAATTATGATACTTTATATTCTCCTTCTGAAAATAAATATTATTCTTACAGTGAAGAATTAGGTTGGATGCAAACTGATGAAAATAATAGAAATCAAGAATTTGATATTAATCCACCAGAAGATGCCAAGCCTTATCAAAAAAATACAAGATTTGAAGATAATTATGTTGAATTAAATAGTTCACATTACTCAAATCTTACAGTTCCAGGTGGTACTAATTACACAGAGAATGAAATATCTACTCCTTTAATTACACCTAGTATTAAAGGTCATGCTCAGTTTGCTACAGATAATGGTATAGGATGGTTTAGAAGTGATGATGCTTTAGTTAATAATGGATTAACTCAACAAGAATTAGATAATATTCCGCAAGAATATTTAGAAGAATCTTTACATAATACTAAAACTCGTAGAATACTAGAAGTACAATCTGATTTATTTCAGAAAGGTAGAGATAAAGAATGGTTATCTAGAGAAATGGATAGTTTAACTCCTGAAGAAGTAGCTAATGAACCTGAATGGTTAAGACCTATCGGAACAATTGTTAAAAGTGATAGTAAAAAGAATGCATTTTTAAATTTATTAATAAAAGACAATAACTGGGTTACATTTTTTGTTAAATCTATAATTCAAGACTCTCAAAAGAAAGGTTATGAAAAAGTATTATTTCCTAGTGGAGATACAGCTAGTAAAGTTGAAGGTCATAGTACTTTAGAAGAGTTTAAGAAACAGAAAGAAGATAGGATTAAAGAACTTGAAAAGCGAAAAAAAGAAGGTACAGAAACAGTAGAAAGATATTTATTAGATGATAATAATGAACCTTATTCAAGTGTTAATGTTAAAATAGATGAAGAAATAAATCAACTTAAACAGGAACTTGAAAGAGTAGAAACAGAAGGATTTGGCGCTTTAAAACCTATTTATAATTTTTATGAGAATACTGTAACTAATATTCTTAATAAAACATATGGTAAAGATAATGTAAAAGTTATTACAGATGAATATGGTAATACTTGGAATGAAGTTACTTTAGATAATAAAAGAGATGAATCTACTATTTTTATGAAACAAGTAGATATGTCTAATATCATAGATGATTCTGTAGAAACAATATTTCCAGATACTAAATCTGAAACAATTGAACAATCTGATGATAATCAAAATCATAAATTATTGTTTGGTGATGAAAATATTAAAACATTATCTGCTACTGAAGTATTAAAAAATTTAATTTCAAGTGATACATTTAATAACTCTAAAGATGAAGGTTTCTTTTTAGAAAAAATGATGAATTTGTTAAATAAATCTGGAGCTAAATTAAAATTAATTACAGATGTTAATGATATTAATTATCAAAAATTTGATAGTAAAACAGTAATGTTATATGATGCTATTACAAATACAATATATGTAAATGATACATCTTTAAATAATTTTGATAAACAAACTTTAGCTAGTGCCTTTATACATGAAGTAGTGCATAGTACTACATTACGTGCTTATTTTGCACCAAGAACATTTGAAGAAAGAGAATTTAGAGATTTTATAGACAAATCATTTTTTCAATATAAATATTTATCTGAAAAAAGAGATAGTGAAGGTAATTTAATGTATGGTTTTACAAATCAAGCTGAGTTTATCGCTGAAATCTATTCTAACCCTGCTTTTAGAGCTGAAATTGAATCTATTGATAAGAAATGGTTTGATAAATTTATTGATGCTGTAAGACGCTTGTATGAAATGATTAAAAATGGTTTTAATACTGATTTAATTAAATCTGCTGTTTTATTTAATATTGTTGATGAATTTGCAACTAAACAAAGTGTTAATTATAAAGGAACTTTAGTTAAAGATCCAAGATTTGAAAGATTTGGTAAAAGTGAATTTGCTAAAAAAGTTGAAGGTGATAAAATTAGAAATCTTGATGAAAGATTAGAAAATTTAATTAATATTCAAAAAGATAATATTTCACAAATTATTCGTAGAGCACAATCTAATAATAAAAAACATGGTGTAAAAAATAAAGAATTTATAAATGTTGTTAAAAAATTAGAAGAAGAATTACACACTGCTGCTCAAACAGATAAATTAAAAGCAATTAATACATATGTTGATTTTATGGTTTATCAAATCGATAAAATTAAAAATTTAATGGAAAAGTCTACAAATAAAACTGAAACATTAGATATTATTGAAAGATATAAAACATATTTAGGGGCTAGTGATTTATTAAAACCAGTTACAGATACGTTAGTTGATACCGATATTAAAGATTTATCAGAAGAACAACAACTTTATAATAAAGAAATACTTCGTAAAATAGGTGAAGTTGGTGGATATTATAATATATTACAAGCTGAATTTACAGCACATATTAATAAAGAATTAATTAATGAATTAAATGATCCTTATTATTCTGAAATTGTAATTCAAGAATTTAGAAATACAATAGGTAAAGATTATCCAAAAGATAGTGAATTATCTAAAAACGAATGGATTAATCAAGAAGTTGTAAAAAGACAAGATGAATTAGATAAATTAATTGAAGAAGATAAAAATCAATTAATAAAAGGAGTATCTGCGGATATCGATAAAGGTGATGCTAATATTTTTAGTATATTAGATACTAAATCTAGATTTATGCAAATAGGTTGGAAATTAATTACTAAAATGCAATCTAAAATTAACGAATTAATTAGAAATTATGATTTTAAACTTGATAAATTAAATACAGATTTAAAAAATGAAAAAGGTAAATACGATGTCAAAAATTTATTTGAAAAAGATAGTAATGGTCAAACTTTTATAAAAGGTGAATACAATTTAAAATTTAGAGATAAATATATAAATGAATATTCTAAACTATTAGATGAATCTGTTCAACTTAGAAAAAAATTAACAGCAGAAGGTTTATCTACTATTCAAATTCATTCAAACGCAGAATTAAAAGTAATATTTTCTAAACTTGCTAAATGGAGAGCTGAAAATACTAAAACTATAAAAGGTGTAATTTATCCAGCTGATAAATATAAAAATGTTTTAAATTTTTCAAAAGCAGAAAAAGCAATTTATGATGAATATTTAAAGCTTGTACACGAAGGAGTTAAACAATTTGGTAAAGATAATTCTTTATTAAGATCTAGTTTAAATGCTAATTATTATATGATACCATATCAAACAATTAGTAATTTAGAACGTTTAAAAGAAGGTAAATTAAATGTAGTAGATTTTGCAAAACAAAAATATACAGATATTGTTGATTGGAAAATAGATGAAATTGAAAATACTAAAAAAATGTTTACACCTTTAGGTAAAGAAATTCACAGAGTTCCTGTATTATATCGAAATAATATTACTAAATCTGAAGATGAAAAAGAATTTAATAAAAGATTAGCAGAACAATCTGTAGATTTATTAACATTAATGAGATTAGAATTTCATAATTTAACAAATCATTCTCAAAAAACTCAACATGAAACTGTTTTAAACGCGTTAGTAGATACTGCAAAATCTAAAAATTATACAAAAACAGATAGTAATGGTGGTTATATATCAAATGTATTTGGTAAAAATAAAAAAACAGTAACATTAGAAGGTTCTGATAGTAATACATATAAAAGATTAGAATCTATTGTAAATCAAACGTTATATAATCAATTTAATGAAGCAAGTATTAAAATTTTAGGTAAAGATATGAGTAAATTATCTAAATCTTTAATTAGTCATACTGCATTTTTAGGAATGACTGCTAATTATTTTTCTGCTCCTGTGAATATTTTAAATGCTGAATTTCAACAATTTATATTAAAAATTGGAGGTGATATTAAAAATGGAGCTTTAAGTTCTGCACATAAATTTTATTTTGCAGATATGCCTAATATTTTAAACGATGTTGGTAGACCTGTAAATCATTCTGTTACAAATCAATTAAATGAAATATTTGATATATTTGGTGGTTTAACTTCTGTTCAACAAGATTTTGTTAAAAATACAATATTAAAATCTATAATAGATCCTCAAATGTTACAAATAATGCAGTCTGGTGGTGAACATATGATTCAATCAATATTAAATATAGCTTTAATGAAATCTGTTAAAGTTATGAATTCTGAAAGTAAATATATTGATAAAACGGGTAAGATTGTAAAAGAAGAAAATGCAGCTACTTTATTTGATATGATTAATCAAGATAAAAATACTAAACAAGTTTCTTTTTCTGATAATTTTACATATACTAGTTTATCTACAAATACTAAATGGAATAATGGTGGTTTTGAAAACGTAAAACTTTATATTAAAAAGAAAGTTTCTGATACGATGGGTCAACATGATAAAAATTATCAGTCAGAATATCAAAAACATTGGTGGGGTCAATTATTATCAATGTATCGAAAACACGTAGTGCCATTAGGTATTGCGCGATATAGAGGAGCAGGTAAAATGTTTGTTAATAAATTGGATTTATCTGAGGAAGATCTTCACTGGAATGAATTTCTTCAAATAAATGAAGAAGGTTATTACACTACATTTGGTAGAATGTTTTTAGGAGGTTTTAATAAAGGTATCGTGAATGGTTTACAAAATTTAAAATATTCTGTATTAAAAGTAAAATGGAATGAATTATCTAATTATGAAAAATCTAATATTAAAAAAGCAACTGCTGAATTTTCAACTTTAGCATTATTAAACTTTGTAATCATACCTTTACTCGCTGGTTTAGGTGGTGATGGAGATGATGATGATTATTTAGTTTATTTATTAATGGAAAGTAGAAGACTTGAACAAGAATTAGGTTCTTATACAGACCCTAATGATGCATATAAAATAACTAAAAGTCCAACTGCTACATTAAGTTTAATCAATAATTCAATAAGTGTTGGTAAATTTGTTGTAAGTCCAACAAGTTGGTTTTCTACTAATGAAAAAGGAGAATTAAGATTTTTAAATGCTTTAGAAAAAGTAACAATTCCAAGTGCATTAAGACCTGATACAACAGCTAAAACAGCATTAAAACAAATGGATCAAGGACTAAGTGTTCCTTACAATGAAACAATTTTTTACAAGTTATTTAATGAAAATAACTAAAGGATAAAAAAAAAGGTGATATACTTAATTGTATATCACCTTTTTTTGTTTTATTTTATTTCTATATTTAATTCATCAACAACCATCCATTGACAATCATTTGAATTTAAATTTATTTCTTCAGATTCTATAAAATCAATACAATCTTCCCAAATATTTTCATCATAATCATAAACTAAAACATTTTGAGTTTTAAAATCTAAAATTATAATTTTCTTTTTATTATAATTACTCATTTAACTTTTTTCGATGTTCTTTAAGTTTTAGTTCTAACAATTCTAAATTAAATGTAACAGGACCATATTCTCCATCTGAAGTATCAAAAATTACTTTATTATTTTCAATTTTTAAAATTCCAAATCTACCATAATTTACTTCTTTTTCTATAATAATTGTTTTAACCATTATGATCTTCCTTTAAATTCAGGATATAATTCTTTTCCTTTATCAGATTGCCAGTATTCTTTAGTATCAATATCCATAATACTAACTTTACCAAACCATCCTCCACCTGTGTCTAAATTCCATATATTAGCAGCATTCATAGGTGTATCTTGTCCCCAAAATTCAGTAGATGTATGTCCTATAAATACTTCATTATAATCACCTACCATTTTAAATTTTGGATTTTCAATACCTTCAATAGCAGATATTTGACCATAACTTAAAGCTTGTGACCATAAATCTCTATCCCACCATAATATATCACCTTGTTCTTCTAACGGAAAATGTCGATTAAAACCTCCGTGAACAAATAAATTATTATTATTATCTAAATAATAAGGTAGTTGATTTTCAAAAAATTTAATATGTTTATCAGGTACATCATTAGTTTTAATTGTATGATTAATTCCAAACTTATTGTACTCAAACCATTCTGCGTCAGGTCTTGAATGTTTTAAATAACTTAAACCTGTAGCTTTTTGACCTTGACCCCAATTAGAAGGATTTATACCTGTTTGTAACCATTGTAAAAACCAATCATCATGATTTCCTTTAATAGCGATTAAATTTTTAATTTTAAGTAATTCTTCAACTACTTCAAAACTTTCACAATGACCATCTACGACATCCCCTAAAGAAATTAATGTATCAGTATCATTATTAAAATTACATCGCTCTAAACATTGTTTAAATCCTTTAAAATTACCATGCAGGTCACCCACAACTAATGTTCTACCTTTATTTTTTATTTCCATATTTTATAATCTTGAAAAATTCTACTTGTATTATTTTGTAACCATTTTTTATAAATAAGTTTACCATTATAATACAAGTAAAATTCTGTTTTTGTTAATATTTTATTAAACATTTATTAACTCACTTAATAATTTAGGTTTGTAATCTATTACTTCAGCAGATACATTAATATAACGTTTATCTGGTAAAGTATTTTGATGTACATGACCGTGAATATTAATGTTAAATCTATATTCAAGTTCTTGAGGATGAACAGGAATGTGACTAAAAATAATGTTTCCGAATTCTTTATGTCTTAAATATTGTGAAGCAGATACATTATTAACATATTTTAATAATTCAGGTACATGTTGAGGTTCATCGTGATTACCAAGTATTACTTTTTTAATACCGTTTAACTGATTTAACCAATAATATTCAGATGATTTTTCCATTGTGATATCTCCTAAAATCCATGTAACATCTTTTTTAGACACAACTTTATTCCATTCTTTTACAATATGTTCATTCATATGAAATTCATCGTTAAATCCTCTTCTTAATGCCATATTCTTGTGCCCAAAATGTGTATCTGAAATATACCTAACGACTGACATTTTTTTCAATTTTATCAATTATAGATGCTTTTTTAATTATAAGATAAATTATATTATCTCCAAACTTTTCATCTAATAATTCTTTTGTTGGTAATTTACCATCTACTAAATCATTTGTTATATCTGCAATAGATATTTCATGTTTTAATAAAAATCCATCTAATACTTTTTCACGTATTAATCCACTACGTTGTGAACCAATATCAAAATTATGAAATGGATTATTATTCCTGCGATATTCTCGCGCTTTTACTTTAAGTACATTTGAGATTTGTTCACAAACTTCATCTACTACTTCATCAAATCTTTTTTCTGTCATATTATTTATTTTTATAAAAACTTAACCAATAATCATCAAAATTAGGATTACTATCATATAAACATAATTCAAACTCTCCATTTAATTTTTTACTTATATTTATTAAATTTTTAAATTCTAATTTATTATAAGTTCTAATAGTACTTACATATTTTTTACTTTTTATATTATAAACAGTTGGTTGTAAACTTCTTTTATTTAAAACATAATGTGTTTCTGCATAAATAGCTTTATCTACGTATTCTTTATAATAAGCAGATTCTATTTTGACTCTAACTATTTCAGATTTTAATTTTAAAAGTAAATTACCAACATAATCTTGACATTCATTGTAGGTTTTAAACTTTTTTTGAACACAACACATATATTCATTACCTACAATATTGTGATTAATATCTAATAAATTAATAGATAATGTTTTTAAACCTAAATATTCAAATTCTTTTAAAATAGTTTCATCTTTACCTGTTATATGTATTTCAAATAATTTCATATTTAAAAAATTAAAGCCACTACCTTAATTGATAGTGGCTTTTTTATTATTATTCATTTACAACAATAGTCCACATAGTAATTGTAATACCAGTATTAGGATTTCTTGTTTCAACTCTTGTAGTAGATACTTCATCTAAAGATTCTTTTAACATTGGTAATTCATTAATAGAACGATTTGTAGTTGATAATATTAAAAGACCCGTTTTAACTACAGCTTCTTCACCTTGAAAATAACTAATCATATCTTGAACTAAAGCTTTAGTAATATCAGACATTACTTCATCAAGATTAAAATCTTCAGTTAATGTAAAGTTTTCTCTATTATTTTGAATATAAGCTTGAAGTTCATTATTTAAATTACGAATATCACCTTTTAAACCATCAATACCATAAATTTGTGAAACACCACAAGAAATATTTGTATCAGAAATAGATAATTGATTAATTCTTTTTGAATATGTAAATCCTGGAATAAATGTAATATCTATTTGAAAATTAAGATCATCATTATCACTACTTTCATGAATATTTGTAACAATATTAAGTTCTTCTACTTGAGGAATAACTCTAACTGGAACAGGAATTGGTTCTACTCTACGTGGTTGTCTAGGTACTCTTTGAGGAACTACAATTTCTTCTATTATTTCATCAAATAATGATTTACAATAGTTTTTCTGAACTCCTTTATCATTTATAAGAGAATAACGAGTTTCAGATTCATTTACTACTTCATATTCACTATTTAAAGAAATTGAAATTACATTTCCTAATTTTTTACATTTAATTCTTTTCATTGTTATATGTTTTTATATTTTTTTATTATTATATATTTATAAAATTTATTTAATTTGTGTAACACACGATCTTTAATAGCATCTTTTGAATATATTTCTTCAAGAACTTTCATTCTTATTTTTACATCTCCAATTTCCTCTATTACTTTTTCATCAGATACTAAATCTGGCTTATTTTGTTTTTGTTGAAGAATTAAAGACAACTCTAATAATTCTTCAATTGTTTTATTTATAGTATAATTACGATCATTTACATTTAATAAATGGTTATATACTATATCTTTATGTTCTTGTTCCATTTATTTAATATTTTCAAGTGGATAAGCATTTAAAATTGAATCTTTGTTTATAGAAGCATCATAATTATGACATTTTACAGTTTTAATATCACTACTATGTTTCCATCCAGAATTGTGTAAGTATAAATTAGCTTTTTCACTTGCTTCTTTTAAAGCTGCATCTACATGAAGTTTAGCAAATTCAATCATTACCGAATAAACATCATCATTTCTATCAAATTTTGATTTATATAATTCTTTTACTGTTAGTATTTTACTCATTTTATTATTCTTTAATCATATGATACAAACCTATTACAATACATATTGTTCCTGAAATGAGTATTACTGATAAGCAAATGCTTAATATGTTTTCCATTATTTCCATTATTTTAATTATTTATATTTATTATATTGTTCAATAGCTTCTGATGAATTTTCACATATAATATAATTATATTCTTTGCAATTTTGAACCATTTTATTGAACCAAACTACTTCTTGAGTACCTTCAGTCACAATTACAAAAACATGACCTAATTTGTCATTATTTTGTCTTAAACGACCTACTTTTTGTATAAAATCTACTTCATTACTATAATAATCTTTTATAATACAAATATCTAAACCTGGTAAATTTTTACCTTGTTTTAATTTTTTAAACGAACCTATTGATTTAATTTCATTTCTATTAAGTTTATTGATAATTAAATCATTTTCTTCATCTGTATTATTGGAAGATACTACTTGATTAGGTATAATTCTTTCTAAAGATTCTAAAGAATTACCAAATATAATAGTTTTTTCATCAATTTTATTTAATAATATTTTAACAATAACATCTTTACTTTTTAAATTATATAATAATTTACTTCTTTTTGAAGCAATTTTTTTAATTTCTAAATCTTTACGTATTTCAAAATCTACAATTAATTCATTTGGTTTTTGTTCTAATATTAAAGTTTCATTAAATTTATTATTAATATATTTATAAGCATCAACTTCAGTTTGCCAAAATATAACTTTAGAATTACCTGCTTTAATACATTTCATGTTAGAATTTAAATTATTTTTAACAACATATATATTTAATTTACGAGATGTACCATCAATTTGTCCATCAGAAGTTGTATATGTAAAACAAATTGGTGCAATTTCATTAATCATGTCAATTTTATTAACCATTGTTTTACCAAAAAATCCAACTAAATCATTATCTCTTTTTAAACAATAATATTGACTTGCTGATATTGTTGCACTTAACCCAATTATTGCATCATAATCATTATATATATGAAATTTAACATATTCTGGACTTAATTGGTCATGTATTTCATCACAGCCTACTAAACCAAATTTAAAATTTTTCCATTTATAAACAGTTTGATAACAATAAAAATCTAAACTATAATCTTTATGTACATCAACATTAAATATTTTATTATATTTTATAATTTCAGCTTCTAAATCTTTTTGTCTTTCTGTAGTTTCCGCTAAAAATATATGTTTAATATCTTTTCTATTTTTTGGCATGGTATATAATGCTTTTAAAAATATAAAATTTTTACCACTACCAGTAATAGATTCTACAGTTCCTTTTTTTTGTGTTTTATATATCCAATTTTCAATTGCTTTATCTTGGATATTATTTTTTAGTTGATTTAATTCCATTTATTTTCATTATTTTTGCATAACTTTTTTTGGAGTTATCATCTAATTTATATTTTTCAAAATCAATAAAATCACTAAAATTTCCATTAATTCCTTCATTTAATTCTAAAATTTTATTAATTTCTAATTTATTTAATATTTTACAACCTTGGTTAAACATTAAAATATGATTTGAATTGAAATAATTACTAATTTCTTTTGATTTAATAGATATATTACAAGAAGTTGTAAATAATAAACCTCTATCTTTTTTTGGAAAATATTTACACATTTGTATAAAATGTTTAGCGATTGATCTAAAATCATCATTGTTATTTTGATATAAACATCTAATTAACATTCCTGAATAACATAAATAAGAATGTTTTTTAATAATTTTATCAATTACAAAACTAATATATAATTCATTATTTTTAATACTTGTTGTAAAAGGTAAAACACTTATTTTTTGTATTTCTTTTAAATATAAAGTTCTATCTTCTTCTGTAAAAAAATCTAAATATTCTTTTTTTAAAATTATAGAAGCACTTTTTAATTCATCATCTATATTTCTTATTTGATAATTAAAATTTGAAAAACAACCTTGACCATAAGTAATATTATTATTTATTTCATAATTATCTCCATCTATATACATTTTTTATATTTTTATATTTTTAATAAATAAAGTAGATGACAGGATTTAAACCTGCATTATACGTCTATAATCCACACGAGTTCCCAAAGTTACGATATACCCTCTACAGTTATTATATATCTCTCGACTTCACGTTTTAATACAAAGATTAAAGGTCATGTAATTGTGGTGCGTCTGTCAATTTCCGCCACATCTACTTTATTATTTATTATTTATTAAATTTCACAACCAGCACCACTACAAGCAACTTGGTCTTTTAAATTAGTAGTATCGTTTATTTCAATTACTTTAGATAAATCAATATCTTTTAATGTTTCCATTAATTTTTCATAAGTTTCTTTATCACAATCTTCAAACGGGGTTTGTTTATAAGTACCACCATTGTAAGGAAGTACAGATAAACCATTATAATAATCTTTATTAACCCACATCCATTCTCCGATGATTTTCCATTCATCAGGTCTTACAGATACAGTACAAGATACATTATGTGTATTTTGACCTTTAATATGTCCAGTTTTAACCCAATCTTTAGAAATAAGTTTAACTCTTTCTAATGCATCAATTGTAGATTCGTGTCTTGTTATAGCTCCTTCTGGTGCTTTTTGTGGTACTGTAATTACAGCAGTAGTATTTGGACTAAAATATTCATCTTCAATTAATTCAGGATGATAAATAGCTAAATATTGATATAATGCTTCATTTTTATTAATACGCATTCTTCTTAAATAGTAATCATTATGCCAAGCATGAATACCTGACGATGTACCTAAAACTAAACTTGTAGTTCCAGCAGGTTTGACAGCAGTTGTTCTTGCTGCTTGATTAATACCTAAAACTTCAGATAATATTTTATTTTGTTCTATGACAATTTTAGCAGCTTGTTCATAATCTAATTCAAGATTACTTTTAGATGCAATACCTGTCATAGAAACACCAATTAAAGCATCTTTTTCAGTATTTTTCTTCCATACATCTCTAAGATAATGAAAATCTGTGTAAGAAGCTTGTAATGTACCTACAAAAGAAGCAGCTTGACATCTTTTATTTAAATCTTGTTGAGATTCAATATTTGACATATTGATTTCACATAAATTACAGAATTGATAAGGTCTTAATGCAATTTCACAACATGGATTTGTTCCCCAATCTTTATCATTTGTAAGATAAATACCAGGTTCTCCACTTCCTGAAGCTTCAATTCTTTCCCAAACTTTATCAAAAGTTTTTTTATCAATTTTATGTCTTAATAATACTACTGAGTTATTAGCTCTACCTCTTTGTGGATTAGATTCCCACCAATTACCAGCTTTACAATTTAACATAGCATCGCTATCTAAATCAAATAAACTAATCATTGCGGCTCTTCTAATACCACCAGCTAATACAGCATCTGCAATATGACATTGAATATCATGACATTCTATATCAGTTAATTTAGAACCATCTTCTTTTTCTCTTAAAATAGCTTCAATTTTAACTAAAGCAATTCTTAAAGGTTCAGGTCCTGGTGCTTTACCACCAGCAGTTACTAATAAAGCTCCTTTTTGTCTAATATCTGATAAATCAAATTCAATATGACTTCCACCAGATATATAAGATTTAAATAAAACTTTAACGGCATCTGCCCAACCAATAATACTATCTTGTACTACATACTTTTTTTTACGTTCAAAATTAGGTTTTCTAATTTCAGGTAATTTATCAATATGATGATTTTGAACACTATAACCTACACCTGTACCACCTAATAATAAAAACATAGTTTCACTAAAACTACGTATATCATCAATTGGTAAAAATGCACAATTATAAATTCTACTATTATTCATATCAATTGCTCTACCACCAAATTGTAAACTACGCATTGACGGTAAAATTTTCTTAGTTAAAACAAAGTTTTTATAAACATTTTCAATATCGTTTTTAATATTTGGATGTTTTTTTATATGCATTTGCATATTTCTTTCAACTAATTCTTCCCAAGTTTCTCTTCTTTCTAACTCAGGTAAATGTTTGGCATATTTTGAATATACCGTAATGTCACTTAATATTTTTTTATCTAAACTTAAATTCATTAAATTTTATTAAATTATTAATTAATATAAAATTTATTTATGTTTTTAATGTTTTTTAAGTTTGTTTTATTTTTAATAAATTTTATTAAAAAAGAATCCCTAACAGACGATCTTAATGGGTATTGATGTTCTGGACTTTCGCCTCACCTTATTTGTGGCTCCATAACACGACGTACATTTAAAGGATATGTTTAACATCTCAAGGTTACTGGTTTGGATTCAAGCTACTGTTAACCTTTGTTCACTTTATTTTATAACCTCATAGTTACCATATGGAAAATATTGTCTTAATTCACTATATGATGAAAAACTTGCTAAAATAGCACCTTCAGCAATAGCTACTTTATTTAAACCCATATTTTTAACCCTTACTGGTTTACCAGTGTATTTTTGAAATTTTATTTCATCATATATTGTCATATTTATTTTCCGCTTGAACCAAATCCTAAATCATTTCTATCAGTATCAGATAATTCATCTACTACTTCAAATTCAATTTTAGGACAAGGTTGAATTATTAATTGTGCTATTCTATCTCCTACAGAATAAATATCAGTATTAGGAATAGCTTTAAATCTACATTTAATTGAACCACGATAATTTTGATCTATTACACCTACGTGATTTGCTAATATTAAACCTGTATTAGATATACTACTTCTAGGATATATTAATCCTACATAACCTTCAGGTATTTCAATAGCTAATCCTGTATCATATTCAATATAACCAAATTTACCTTTATCAATTGTAGATACACTAATAGCTGTTAAATCTAAACCACAATCACCTTCTTTAGAATATGACGGTATTACAGCATTTTCATGTAATTTTTTAATTTTTATATTCATATTAAAATAATGATTTAATAAATTCTTCTCTTGCTGTTACAGCTTCTTGTAATTTTTCATATTGACCTATATGTAAAGCTATACTCACACCTTTTTTACTTCTATATGTAATTTGTGCAATAAAAACTCCTCTTGATTTTTTAAACCAAATTCCTTTATATCCAGTATTACTTTTATCTGATTTACTATTTATCATTTAATCTAAATGTTTCATTATCTTTTAAAACTTCTTCTCCTAATTCTGCGTCATCATCTAATATGACTTTGTGTTTTATTGAACTTAATCTTTCTTCTAATTGTTGTTTGAGTTTTTTATCTTTATATAATATTTGTTTAATTTTTAAAATCAGATTAATTCCTGCAGGTATTTTACCGTACATTTCTGTCCAAAAATTTAATATTAATTTTTTAGCATCTTCTCCAAATTTTGAATATTCTCCATTTAATAAATTATAATATTCTGGTAAATATTCTTCTGGAAATTTAAAAACATAAATTACATTATTATCAATATCAATTGTTTTAATAAAATATTGGTTATCTATTAAACGATGTTCATAAGCTGTAAATTCAGGATTTTTAAAACTAAATTCATGTTTTATAAATATACATTCATTAAATTCATTATTTTCATCAAACATATAAGTATTTTCAAGATAATTAATAAATTTCTTTTCTATACCTACAACTTCTGATATTAATGGTAAAAGATATGTTTTAGATGCATTATATTTTTTACTCATATTATACTTCTATAAAATTATCTTTAAGTTCAACAACACCATTATTATCTACAATATATTTTGGTGTAACATATTGTTTATTTTTCCAACACCAATATATTTCATCTAATAATTCATCTATACCTCTATATCTATATTTACCAATATTAAATCCTTCATATGCAGCTTTAATCCATTTATCTGTCATTATAAATAATAAAGGTGTTTTATCTGATTTAGATATATATAAAAATTTAAAAGGTTCTAATGTATAACCTTCAAGTTTTAAAAGTTTACAAATCTCATCAAAAGCTCTTTGGTATAAAGCACCTTGGAAATAATATCTCCATTTAATAAAACTTTCTTCAAATTCAATAGCATTATTTTTACCAGTTTTTAAATCGATTAACTGAACTTTTTTATTTTTGTGATCTATTGTTAAAATATCTATAATACCTTTAACTTTAAAACCACGATAATCAAATTCAAATTTAACTTGATAATAATTATCTAAATCATTATCTAATATATATTTAGAATATTTATGTTCTTTTAAAATTGTACTTAATTCTAAAGCATCATTATATTCAGATGTTGTAATTATAATTTTACCTGTGGATTCAAACATACATTTTAAATAATTCCAAAATTCAGCTATATCAAAATTAGAATACAATGTTTCTTCTTTTTGACGTTTCCATAAATTATTTTGTTGAATTATATTAAGAACTTTTTCTCGTGTTGGAATCTCTAAATAATTTTTTATAATTATATCACATAATACACCTAATGTAGCAGTTGGTTTATCACCATCAAATTTATAATATAATTTATTAAATTCTTCATTTGATAAAAATAATAAATCATCTACTAATGAACCTAATTTTAAACCAACTCCTTCTACACTTTTTTTACGTATTAAAGATATAGCACCATTTCTATCAAAATCTGAAATTTTACTATAAGAAACACTTAAATCAATTATTTCTTCATTATCCAGTACTTTTGATAATTTGTTTATTTTCTTTTTCTCCTTCTCCATCAATCTCTTCAATTATTAAATCCATTAGATTATCTTCTAATCGATTATAAATATCATTATCTTGTAAATTAAGATAATCTACATTGTTTTCTAGGAACAATCTAGCTGAGTTAATTTGATTTTTATTAACATATGATATGAAAGTATCATAATTTTTATCATCAAATAACATTAAAGCTAATTGCTCTATATTTAATAATTTGTTTTTCATTGTTTTATTTTTGTTTTTGTTCGTTATACCATTTAATAAATTCTATACAAGCATTATATGTTTGGTTTATATTTGGTATAGCATCTGTGATATTGTAATACATTTCTATACTATCTAATTCTAAACATATATGAAGTATCTTTTCTACTACTTCTATTAACCAATTCCAATCAGTATTAAATTCTAAAACATATCTAGAATCTACTTTATAAAACGAATCTGCTAATTTCTTTGGTAAAACATAAGAATTATTTTTTAATTTTTTCCAGTTTAAAAATTCAGCTATCAGTATATTATTATTATCTATTTCTTCCATATTATAATACTTTTATATAAACTCCAGGATTTTCTTTAGAATAACTACTGTACTCTCCATCTATTTCCATCGGAAAAGGTAAGAATACAGTAGTATCATCATCTTCTATTATATCGTGAGCTGTAAGTAAATCGGCAATTAACTGATTTGCATTGTTAAAATCATATTTATGCTTACTTCCACGTACAAAATGAAATCCTATTTTATAAGGTTTTTCTTTTAAATATTTATCAAAATATTCTCTTGTTTTTTCAAATTCATTTGGTCTATTAATATAACCTCTAATTAATTTTTTACTAGATGAAAAAGATTGTATTCCTAATGCTCTAATATATCTATTAACTGCTGGTGATGAAAATATACCTCTTGAAGTTTTAACTTTTGAATTTTTTAAACTAGGTACTGAACCACTTATAAATAAATATTCATTACCATTTAATTCTACAACTTTTACCATTGATTCCATCTATTTCTAAATTAATTGCATTTAACGAGTCGTAGTCAAGTACATTATTTTGTAAAATAGTATGTAATCTTGGGTCAATTAGATTAACAAATGGTTTTCTAACTTCTTCATCACCTATAAAAAGAAAGATCATACTTGTAGTAGAATTGTTAATAATTGTCAAAACTTCTTTTGAAAATTCAATCCATTTACTTTTTTGAGAACGTTTTGCTCCTTTTAATTGACTTAAAGCAGTATTATATAAAAATATACCTTGTGAAATCCAATTGTCTAACGTATAATCAATTTCATGTTCCGTTTCTTGATTATAATTATTAACTTTATTTAATAAATTTATTAAATGTTCATCATAATCATTATTATAATTATTTTTATTAGCAAAAGCAACACCATTACTTCGATAAGTAATTTCTGGTTTACAATCTATAATACAAACATTAATTTCTTGTAAATCTAATTTATTAAATATTGAAAATAAATCTTTTTTTAAAGGATAAACTTCTTTATTTTTATATGATTCAAATATTGAATACATTATATTAGACATTACTTCACCATGTATAAATTTATATAATCTATTATACCAACCATTAGACATTAAATCTCTATAATTTATTTGCAGATTATAATCATAATTTTTATTAAAATATGTTACTCTCATTTTCGTTTAAAAATTTATCATTAGCAGGAACATAATCTGACGATACAGATAAATGATCTGGAATTTCAATTTCAATAAGAGGATCTTGATTAATGTAATCATCATATGGTATTGAATATCTAATTTTTTTATCTAATTGTTCTTTAAAAAAACCAGGTTTTATTTCTTTATAAACTTTTTTAACATTAATATTTTCTACAAGATTAATGTTTGAAGATTCCCATTTAATATTATTATATGTTTTAATATTTTCTTCATCATAATTAATAAAACCTTTCTGATTAAAATTTTCAGTTAAATCTAATCTTTTATTAAAATAATTATAAACTTCTTTATGAAAAGTATTAGTGTTAATATTTACATTTCTTTGAATTTGATCAGATAACCATGTTAAAAAATGTCCATTTTTAATATAACCATCTTTGTTTAATAAGATAGATTCTGTATTATTTTTAACATAATCTATAATAAAAACATTTAAATATAAAAAATTTATAATTTTATTAATATTATATGTTGGTGTATGAATTCTAAATTCAATAGTTTGTTTATTACCAAAAATAAGAGGTATTAAATTTGTAAAATAATAACGTGTATTAATATTCCATTTTTGATTACCATTAGGATCTCTATGATGTGATTTTACATTATCTAAATTATAATCATAATTAACCATGTCATCACCTTCTGATAAATATCTAAATAAAACATTAAAATTTTTGTTAATATTTTTTTTATCAATAACAGGGTCTAAATAAAAATTAACTTTTTCAATAGGTAATGGTTTACTATATTCTTTACGTTTAATACCAAAATTATATTTTTTATATAAAGGAAACATTTGAAATATTTGATTTTGATAAACCGACATAAATTTCCAAAAAGCTAAAATAAATTCAGGAGTTCTTGGAATATTTCCAATATGTAAATGTGTAGAACAAGAAATATCATATTCTGTACGTTTTTTTAATTCATATACAGAATCAATAAGAGCTTGTAAACCTTTTTTACCTTCTAAAGGAATAGTTACATATTCTAAACCTGAAATACTACCATCTCTTAAAGGAATTAAAGGTAATTGATTAAGTTTTTTATTTGTTAAAATACCTTTAGTTGTTTCAAACTCTAAACCAAATGTATAATCTTTTAAATATTTACCATATGTTTCTACATTTTTACAAATAACAGGTTTATAGTTTTGTTCATAATTTAAAACAAATTGTTGAGTAATACCTTTTGAATCGTAAGGTAAACTTTCTTTATATCTTTTTTCAACTTCTCTTAACGTATTAAGTTCATTAACTGTTTTTAAAGAAATATGATAAAAAATACCAGTTGATCTACATTCTCTATAATATAAAGGTATTATTTTTTCATTAATACATATTAATTTTTCATGATTTTTTAAATAAATTTCAACATTATACAAAGAATTTAATGTGAAATAACCTAAAATAGGATTTTCATTATTAAAATTAACAACACCTTCAATTAATTCATTATTTTTAATTACATATTCTTTTTTAGAATGATCAAAAACTAATCTATTTTTTGTAAATCTAATATATCTATTATTAATTAAATAAATATCTCCTGAATTTTCAATTTTATTATTACCTATTAAATAATATTCACCTTTTATACGTCTACAAAAACTTTCAGGATAATTTTGACCATTAATTGTTTTTACAATTTTCTCTTCCATTTTGTTTTATTTTTCATATTGTTCAGATACACAATCTATACTCATGATATAATCTTTACCTGATTCAATTAATTCTTTAATTGTTTCATTTTTTTCATTTTTTAAATTCTCATGAACAATTTGTAATTTAGTATATATTGGTAAAAATTGATTGTCTATAATATTAATTATTCTATCTTTTTCTTTTTGTTCATTAAAAAATTCTTCTTCATCCATTAAATCTTTATCAGATAAAAATGTTTCAGTATTTCTTTTTGTTAAATCAATAGGTAATGTCATAGGAGGTATTAAAGAATAAGAGTTTAATTTAATAGGTAATTCTATTTGAACACCATCTGATGTTTTTTCAGAATCTTCCTTATATTCTTCTAATTTATCAATTGATATTAAATTACCATTTTCAATATTATAAATATTATTACTTAATAATGGTGTAAAACTATTGTTATATTTTTCATAATTTAAAATAATATTTTGTGAATTATCACTATGTCTTTTTAAACTACATACAGGATATTTAGACATTGCTGAATAATCTTCTAATGTAAAATTTTTAAAATTATTTATTAACGCATTATAATCTTCAATTGTTTCTAACAATATTCCATTATATATATAATTTAAACTAATATTTTGATTTAAATGGAAAGGTATGAATAATGTACTATCCGTTTTAAGTAATTCATCTAATTCATCAGTATTAATAAAACGTTCTTTTTTTAAACTAAAATATGTTGATATAATATTTGTAGAAATACTATATAATTCTTCAGATTTTTCAGTTAATTTGTAAAAACCAAAATTTTTTATCCATGTATAAATACCTGTAATATTATGACCATTTCTTTTATATCTTAAATTTTGATAATAAATTTTACAAGGAAATTCATTTATAATACCTTTTTCATCAAATATGTTTGTAATAGATGAATTATTTTTAACTCTACGACGTTTTTCTGCTTTAGTAAGGTGATTTATTGTATTTTTAGTAGTCGTAGTACTCGTTAAACCACCTTTTGAAAAATTTCCACCATACGCTTTTTTTTGACCTACTTTATTTCTATTTACTTTATGTTTAATAGCATTATTTATATTACCATTTTTTATTTCATATAAAATATTATATTCAAATTCAAATATATTTTTATTTTTTTCTCCACCTATAAATACAAGTGCATTTTCAATTGAAGATATATATAATGAATTTTTTGATTCTTGATAATAAAATAAAGGTCTTTCTTCCCATAAAGTAGGTGAATGATCTCCTACTTCTTTTTTAGAAGCACCATGAAAAGCAAATATTACATTAGGTTCGTTTAAATCTTGAAAAACAATAGCGGCTCCTCCAATATATTCTTCTAAAACATTTATATTTTTAGTTTTATATAATATTTCTAATAAAACTTCAGAATCATTTTTACGTCTATCAAATATATTTTTTTCATCATTTATATTTACTTCAATTTCGTAATTTTTAGCTAATTCTTCATAATCAATTAAAGTACCATTATGACATCCTATAAATTCAAAATTTTCATTTAATTGACCAAAACCAAAAGGATGAGCATTATGAATATTAGTTAACCCAATACTACTTTTTCTAGTATGTCCTATTACAGCAGGAATTATTTGTGGTTTAGGATAATTTTTATTTATAATAAAATCTTCAAAATTTTTATTTTTATCTATACCGTAATAAATTTCACCATCTACTGCAACTCCACAAGAATCACCACCTCGGCTTTCATTAAATAAACCTAATATATTTAATTTATCAGAGTTAAATTGTTCGGGGTCTTTTCCTGACCAAGCAATTATTCCACACACTATATTATCATTTTATTTTTTACTTGCGTAAAATTAATAATTTCTTCCGCTAAAACTAAATTATTATTAGTAATAGCATCTTTTGTTTTTTCAGACCAATCTTTTATAAGTTGATCAGCTTCACCATCTAATACACAATTAACAGCTTTTAATGTTTGATTGAAAACCCAATTTCTATTTTCTTCATTGTGAATCCAAAAATTAGATAAAGCTCTACATTCAACTCCAAAATCTTTAAATCTAAATGAACCTGGCTTACCATATAATTCTCTACGACGCGTATCATTGTCTTTAAAAAGAGCTGGTAAAGTTACAAAAATATCAAAAGCTTTTACAATTTTTTCAGTTGTTTCTTGTGAATAACTTGGGTGATGTTTATAACCTATAGCTACGTGCCCCATTTTGTTAACCTAGAAGCTTTTTATCTTCTAGTTCTATAAGTTTATTCTATTCTTATAGATCAGCATATATTTTCATCTTTTATCTCGTAGACAGTCAGATGTCGAACACTCGTGGGTAAATTATATTCATAAAAAAAAGACACTAATTAGTGTCTTAAATTATGGTTCATTACCTATGCGTTACGGTGATTATAATTTTTTAAAATTATAATTTACCTCGGTATTTAAGATAAGATTCAATTATATCTTTTTTTCTTTGTAAAAATATTGTTGAATCTTTATATAAATAATTATAAATTTTATAAACTTTATATTTTACTGTTTATTTTTTATAATTTATTTATATATTACATATAATATTATATGTTAGAATTCTCATTCACCGATTTTGCTCGATTACAGTATTATATTTCTATAATACTAGGCAGGAAATCTACCAGCACATCTTAAATTTGTATTACTATCTGGAGTTTCGTTTTGAGCTCTTAAATATACATTATAATCAGGTTCACAACCAAAAATAGTTGCTTGTGGTGTTTGTAAATATTTTTTATTAATTACATCACTTACTTTTTGACTAAATTTATAACCATGAGCTGATGCTAATACTGTTAAATAATCTTGACAAAATGAATGAGCATCATTCCATTCTTCAGTAGTTTTACAAGGAGGTATATTATATTCAAACATTATACCATCTTCTTGTATCATGTGACCATTTTCACTAATTAATTTTGGTGCATATTTTGTACCACCTTCAGTTAAACCTTCAGCAGATACAATTTCTTTATTATCACAAATAAAAATTTCTGGGTCTGCACCCAACGTTATATTATATTTATTATTGATTTTTTCCATTTATTTTTATAATTTTAATATTTTTTGAATATAATTTAAAAAGAAGATTTTTTCTTCAGTTGACATTACTCCAGATTCAGGATGACCTTGAATAGCAAGTGCATTATATTTAGGATAAAATACAATTTCTGATTCTACAAAATTATCTGGTAAATTTATATTTTCATTATTTCCATTTAAATATACACCACTTCTATTATATGTAGAATATGCACATATAATATATTCTTCTTTTGATAAATTAAAAGGATATAACATTTGATGATGTGTTGAAGTTATTTCAACAACTTTATTAAATGGATGAACAATATCTATTGTATGTTTACCTCCAATACCATGTCCTTCAACATGTTGTATTAATTTACCTCCAGACATTACTGTTAAAAATTGACTTCCTCTACAAATTCCTAATTTAGGAATTTTTGATGAAGTATATGAAAACATTTTTTGTTCAATTTGATCTCTTTTTTTATTTACAAAAGTATGTTTACCAGTGTTTTCACCATAATATTCAGGAAAAACATCTTCACCTCCAGTAAATAATACCAAATCAATTTGTTCATTTCCTGAATAATTACAAAAATTAATAATATTTAAATCAAATTGTAAAGCTAAAAAAGCTAAATAACTATCATTTCCAGTTTGTTCATTTATTAGAACATTTAATTTTTTTTTCATTATTTTAATATTTCTTTAATAAATTCTACAGCGATTTTACAATTAAATTCTTCAGGGTGATATTGAAAACCTATAATAGGTAATTCATTATGTTTAATAATTTCTGGAATTACAGAACATTCATAAAATTTATCTTTTTTTTCTTTATCGTCCCAATATTTCCAATTTTTAATATGTGTAGTATTACCATAACAACCTTGATATTGTTGACTATATGCAATAATTGATATATTATCACCTAATTTATCAACAGATTGATGATGCATTGAATTTACCCAATAACTTGTACCATCTTCAAATTGAATTTCTTGTTTAGTTTGAACTCTATTTTCACCTTGATGATGTCCTATAATATGTTGATTAAGTGTACCTCCAAAGAAAACATTTAAAGATTGCATTCCACGACAAATACCTACAATAGGTTTTTTAAGTTCAATTATTAAAGGAATTAAATTTTTATCTAAATATTCATAATGAATATTTACTCGACCATCCATTACTCCTGGTATGGCATTATATCTCATTGGGTCAACATCTGCTCCACCTGGTACTACTAGTAAATCAATTTCTTGACTTACTTTAATTAAATCATCTGTTGTAGAAATTAATCTAACATGACCAAATTGACTTAAAAATTGCATATAAGCAAATGTTTGCCCTACTTTACCGTTAAAAGTATCAGCGTAAACACCTATTATTTTTTTATTCATTTTTTTTATTTTTTATTGTGTTTAAAGTAATTTAAATTGTCTTATAGAATTTAATTTTATTAACATAATTGTCATATTACTACCGTTTGTTGACGTGTAATCCATTTTATTAATAATTGATGATGCAGCTAATGATTTTTCTACATGTTCCACATATCGAGTATTAATATCTATTAATAATATTTTTTTAGAATTACGAATTTCTCTTTTAATTTTAATTAATAAATTTCTAATTTGATATTTATTCATTTGATACAAAATATGACCTATTCCTGCAGCAGACATTACTTGACAATTTAATGTTGGTGAATTAATTATATTAACAGTTGATGCATATTGATTTTCTATAACTTTAATTCTAATACTTGAGATAGGATGATCTCTATCAAATTCACATAAAGGTATATAATCTCTATTATTCATGATAAATTCCTTTTTCTATTGCTTTTTTAACTATTAATTTTGGTAAAACTTCTTTATATTTTTGTAAAGTAATTTCACCAAATGAAGGCGCTGAACAACTTTCACAAATATTCCATTCAGGATTTTGTCTTTCAACTCCATCTTTAGAACCTTGAACCATTACATCAAAAGCACATATGTCTAATCCTAAAGCATTTTTAGCATTAATACAATCTTGTACAATATCATTCCAATTATTTGGTTTTTTAAAACTAGGATTATTTTCTAATGCCCAACTACATACATCATCATGACGTTGCCAAGTATCTTCTGGAGCATCATTTTTAAGTAATTTTCTACATGCATAAAAACAACCATCATTTGTAACATGAAGTCTATATTCACGAGTCATTTTTATAAATTCTTCAAAAATATAATTATTTAAATTCTTACCGACAATCCATTGTTCTAGTTCTTGTCTACTATCTATTTTAGTATTACCAACACCTCTTGAACCAAAATGAGATTTAGCTACTAATGGGAAAGGTATATCTGTATCATTTTGACCATCTATACCACAAATTAACATTAAATGTTTACCTTCAACATCTTCAGTAAATTCTCCTTTACAAGTCCACCAATGTGCAGTTTTAACACCAGCTTCAGTAAACTTCTGTTTCATTAACAGTTTGGAAGCAGAATTTTTAATACTTTGTATTGAATTAATTTCTACTCTATTTATATTATCATTTGTTTCAGTAGTAGAACCTAATCTTACAATACTTCTAAAAGGTAATTTATGTAATGTTCTACGTAATCCATTATGTGATGGATGACGACTTCTAATTTGAGGAAAATATCTACCTAAAGGAAGTCGAACTTCTTTTTCTATTTTTTTAAAAAATTTTTTTATTATTGCCATATTTATTCAATTGAATGTCTAGAAGTAAATTTTTCTTCTATTGTTATTTCTTTTTTTAAATTTTCTTTCCATTTAATATAATCACCTGATTCAATTTTAGGTTTTCCAATTATAGATTTATTATATAAATAAATAACACATTCACCATATGATGTTTGTATAATTTTTTTATTATATATTGGAGTATAATTTAACACATTTATTCCGTAAAAATAATCTAAATTTAATAAATCATTTTCAGTTATTGAATATATTTCTGTTAAAATTGAAGTATTTCCATTTTTAACAACACCTCCATAATTTTTAGATATTGAATATAAATCATATATTGGTTCAGTATAATATACTCCTAAATAATTTTTACTTTTTAAATAAAGATGTTGTTCACCTTTAAAACGTAACATGTCATATACTGCTACTAATATTAATTTTTCCATATTAAAAAGGTATTAATAAAGTATTTAAATATTCTTTTGCAAATATTTCACCATGATTTTTAACTAAATCACTAAAATCTTTAGATTTTAAATTATCTTCAATTTCAATTTTAATAAATCCGAATTCATTAGCTAATTTTTCACTAAATTCTCTACCCCAATTTATTTCTTTATCATAATCATTATCATATAGAATATAAATATTTTCAAATCTTGATTTTAATTCATCTATAATATGTTGTTTAGGTTTAATTGTTTCACTTTGTAAACTTACTGCTGGAATACCATAAACATCATATATAGACATTACATCTTTTAACGATTTTGTGATTATAAGTTCTTCACCTTTTTCAGGTAACTGTCCCCATCCTTGCCATACAGAATCATCATGATTATTTAACCATTTATAATCTATATTATAAGGTTGATAAATTTTAAAACTATTTTTACCGTCTTTATATTCATTAAAACAATATGTATGTAAATCTGTTTTAATAATTTTTCTATCAGTACCTACGTGTAAATAACTAACAGGTTCAACATTGTATTTATCTAAAGTTGGTTTTGTTATACCAAATTGATTCCAAAATGAATAATGTAATATTGACCAATTTGTAGAAGTTTTACCAATTTTTATTGAATTAACTTTTTTAATAAATTCTTCTCTATCACCACTAAATGCATTTGTTGCAATATTTGTTTTAAATGTATTTTTAACAATAAAATGATTTTCTAAATTAGCATCAATTGCTATTTTACTTAAAGCTTCAAAATAATTTAAACCAAATTTTAACATTACAAATTTAATACAATCTCCAGAACCTATTAAAAAATCTTTAAAACATATTTCATTACTTTGACCTATAAAAAATCCAAATGAAGGTTTTTCATCATCTCTTAAAGGAGAATTCATATTACTACCTATAAGATTTCCGTCAGGAAAATCCATATACATACAATATATTTCATAATCATTAATATGTTTCATTAATGATTCTTTAGTAATCATTTTTTTATTTAAATCTATAACCATTTTATAATTTTTTTAAACGATTATAACATTTTAATTCACATAAAAAATCATGTGTAAAATAATGACATGTTTCTGAATCCCAATTCCAATTTCTCTTTAACCATAATTGATCTGAATATTGTTTTGGTCCTTTTTTATACTTTTTTAAAAGTCTTTGTTTTTTTATTAATTTTTTTATATATTTTATCATATTAATATTGTATAAAATGTATTTTACCACCCATTTCAAAATTATCAACAGGTATTGTTTGTATAAAATCAATAACTGGGTATGAATTTTGTATTTCTTTTATTTCTTTTAATTCTTCTATTTCATTTTCTGACATAATTTAGTTATTTTAATTTATTTTAGTAGTCAGGACGGGACTCGAACCCGCATAGTTGATTTTATGTTTACATCGGAATCACAACACCCTGTGTTTACCATTTCACCACCTGACTATATTTGCTTGTCTTTCCAAGCTGTCAAACGTCTATCCGTTGGTCGGCTATCTTTCAGCTTTACCTGTAAAGTCGTAATCAAGACAGGATTCAAACCTATATTTTAGATAAGCCCAAAATTGTGTTATCTTACCAGACACTTTATCAATTAAGCTACTTGACTATAAAAATAAAGGTAGTCGTTAAACTACCTTTATTAATTTTAATGTTGAGAATTCATTTGTGTTATATGAGTACACGCCTACTC